CTCGCTCACAAGCTCCTCGAAGAAGCGCCCTCGCGAGCATAGGGAGGACCATCTGGTGTTTATCCGCTCCCTGCCCTGCCTTATCACCGGCAAGCGCCCGGTGGATGCAGCGCATATCCGCTACGGAGATTTGAGGTATGGCAAGCCCCATGCAGGGGCCGGCGAAAAACCGAGTGATCAATACACAGTGCCGCTACACCACGAGGTCCATATGCAGCAGCACAGCCAGGGCGATGAAGCCGCATGGTGGAAGTCACAAGGAATTGACCCACTTGAGGCGGCCGGTAGGCTATGGCTGGTGAGCGGGGACCAAGAGGCTGGCGAAATGGTTGTTGCGGCTTATAGGAGAGAGACATGACCAACATCCCCACCTATGGCGGCCTGACGGCGGATCAATGGCGAGACGACGCCTGGGAGGACCGCCTAAATCATGTTGGCGAACGGGCTATCCTCGACGCACTCGACCACATCGACCGGCTCAAGGCGGCGCTGCGCGTTATCCAAAACGCGGTCTCTGGAAATAGCTTTGTGCAGCTTGTCGCCAACGAAGCACTGGAGAAGATCAATGACTAAGAACTGGAGAAGATCAATGACTAAGAACAGCCCATCCAAAAAGATTGCCTTCCTTCTAGGCGCCGGCATTGCGCTCGCCGCGACACAAGGCTCGGTCAGAGCCGATGAGCCTGCACGGAAGCCAGTCTTCTGTGAGGTGCAGCAATATCTGTTCACCTGGCCTCGATGGGGCGTGGAGGACTGCAAACAGCCAACCCTATCGTATGGGCTGGGTGAACAAGCCGAATTCGGCGGCCCTAGCGGCTCCGGTGGTGGCTCCGGTGGTGGCTCTGGTGGCGGCTCTGGTGGCTCTGGCTCTGGTGGTGATGGTGGCTCCGGTGGTGGCTCTGGTGGCTCTGGTGGTGGCTCTGGCGGTGGTGGGAACCCTTGCGGCGGCAATTGCGGCGTAGGAAACGGCAACGGCGGTGGAAACGGTACGGGGAACGAAGGCAACGGCAACGGTCCGAAGGACGACCATGGGCCGAAGGACGACCATGGGCCGAAGAAGCCATGACCACCGCCCCATCAGCCCTGGAAGCCCATGACGCGGCCTATGACGCGGCCATAGCGCAAGCCGAGAAAGCCTATTCGGGCAAACGGCAGCCCCTCCCACACCCACCAGAGGAGGGGAAATGAACTCCCCGCGCTACTACGCCCGCTCCGCCAGTGACAACACGGATGATTGGCCGTTCTGGTTTATCGCAGACCGAGAACAGGGCGGGCTGAATGTCATGGTCGATCTGTTGCCGCAATTCAAAGGGTATATGCCGTTCACAAGCCGCGGTCACGCTGAGTGGGTGGTGGCATTTATAGATGCCGGGTGCCTAGAAACAGCAAAAAGCCCCGCCGCCCAATTAAGGACAGCGGGGCCGCATCAACGCAGCATGGGGGAGGGCCATAGCTGCGGCGCTACTAGCACCAGCGGGAGCGCGCCGGGCTAGGTTCAGATATTAGGCCAGATCACCTTCTCATGATAGATTGCTCTATTTGGGTCTTTTTTCACCATGGTCGGCTCGTTCTCTGCAAGCGGCCAGGCGCCTTCCGCGACCGAGTGTTTGGCATTCCCGGCATATTCGTCCCTGCCACCGTCTGGGGGTAGCGGCGAGGGATTGGTGCTAACCCGCTCGATCTCCCGCTCGATGTGCCATATGGCCTTCTTGAGATCGGTGGTCGGGTCAGGGGTTTTGATGCCGGCGCGCCAGAGATATTTCAGCGCGGCGCCAAGGTTGTAATTCCAATTCTCGGCAATTTCGATGCACTCCACGCCGTACCTTGTGCGGCTTCTGTAATGATTTGGGTTGATAGGGTCGCTCATGTGCTCTCGTGCTCCACTCCGGTTTTCAGCCAATCGTCTCCCGTCGATGATGTATCAGGCAACGGCTTCGGCGTCCACCTCAAGTGCGAGGTATTCGCCCGCACATACCCCCCGCTGATTTGGTCCATCGCCCAATTGTAGCATATACAAGCCTCCCGTAGAGCGGCGGGGTAGTCTCCGCCGTTGTCGTTTAGAAGCTGCTCCTCGGTTTTCCTCACGTTCGCTCCTTTAGCATTTGCGGCGAAATAATGCTCCTGTACACCTCGCCAAACTCCTTGTGATAGGTGATGACCTTAGCGTCTCTCCCAGAGAGCCACCCACCGGAGGCTGCGTAGGCATCGGCTGGGGCTAGCGTCCGATGGCGCTCGACCTTCATCAAATTGCTTTCCCTAACCTCGTCGTTATGCAAGTGCCCTAAATGGCTGTAGGCGAATGGGCAGCGACCGAACATCTCCCTAAATTTGCCGGCAAAAACGCTATCGACATTGGCCACCTTACGCTTGTGGCCGTGGTGATAGAACAGCGCCGTCTTTCCCCATTCGTATGAATAATAAATATCGGGTGAGCGGTCAATCGTGATGCGCGGTTCGTTCTCGTACATGGCGAACAGTAGCTCACGCATCCACGCCGAGCTGGCCGGATCGTGGTTCGCGCTGGCCATAATGACATGAACGTGCCGATGCTTTTCCAGCAGCATCGCGATGATGTGGCGGATTACACGGATTGCGATGCGGATGATCTTCTGGAGCCGGCTATCGGCGTCTAGGACGTTCCTATGGGCCGGGGTCACGCTCTCAAGGCTATCGTGGTGCATAAAGTCGCCGAGCTGCGCCAAAATGCCAGTGTGCGCGTTCGGTGACATTTCGATGGCGGCCGAGAACCAATCGATGAGTAGTTTTTCGGCTATCTTGAGATCGTAATCCTCGCCGCCCGTCTCCTCAGACCAGGCTAGCATACCGAGGTGGAGATCGGTTATCGTGTATTGGTTTAGGAGCATCTCCGATGAGTGCTCAGGCCCCTTGGTGGGGGAAATGCGCGGAAGCGATTTAGAAAGCTCATCAACAGCGATCTTTACAACGTCGATTTGAGCCGCGCCATCGTCCTTAGTCTTAATCCACTGTTGAATCGTGTTGCCGTCCGCGCCCACCAGCGCCGACACGCCCTTGACGCTATGGCCCTCCGGGGCCTTCCAGGGCTCGCCAGCCTCCGGCCGCTGGGTGATCCACTCGCGCTGCGTTTCGCCGTTAGGGCCACGCTGCGTTGAAATGGTGCGTATCTCAAAGCCGTCCAGAACTGGCTTGGTTCCCATCATGCCGCGACGGGCAGCTATCCTGAGCCGTGACTTTAGCGATGACCCTGGGATACCTAGTTCTCTAGCGGCGGCTTCATGGGATATGTGACGGCCGCGAAGCGCGACCATTTCTGCGAGTAGCTCATCACTGAGTTGCTCTATCGGCATTCACTGATCTTGCTCCCGTTATTATCGCGCCATTCCCATTAACAGGCAAATTGTTGACCCCGGCACCCCTAGCCCGATGGCTAGTCCACCCCCTGCCGTCGCTCTGGCGATACCGACTAATCTGCCGTTTGCGTCTATAACCCCTCCGCCGCTCATCCCCGGCGCGAACGTAATATCATATGGCTGAACGTAGCCTAATATTGATTGCTTAGCTATAGCACCACTAATGCGACCAGTGAAAGCCTGGAACGTCAAGTCGAGGGGTGAGCCATAGGTAGTGATAATGTCGCCCACCTTGGGGTCGCGGCACTCGATCTGCCGAACCGCGATACCGTCACCGGCAACGTGCAACAGTGCAACGTCGGCATCCTGGTTCGCCCACATTATTTCTGGGGAAAGGATGCGGCCATCGTCCGTCTTGACGAGGATCGTGGAAGCCTTGTCTGCCCCAATCACATGCTGAGCGGTTATGATATAGCCGTTGCCGATATGAACGCCGCTGCCGTGGCCTGTTGAGGTTTGAATGTATAGAGCGGCGCCCGAAATGTTTGGGCGGGCTGCGGATAGATTGAGGACAAAGACGCCAAACGCAAAGACGAGAGAGCCGAGGAACAGGACAAGCGCGCCTTTGGTTGTCATGGGTTATGATCCTGAAAGAGGGGCCACGAAGCAGCGAAACTCAGGAGGATTTGCACCAACAGGCCAGACGAACAAAAGACCCTGCTCTGTCGGGCTTACGTCATGCTTAAGGACTATTTCAGGGGCAATAAGGTATTTCTTGCCCTCGTAGGTTATTTGCCAACGGCCGTCTCTAGTTATCTCCGCGTCAACCCATTTCCCGTCCGCAATCGAGCAACATAGCCCGCCACCCCCATAGACGGTCTCGGGGACGGTTAGCCCCTTAATCCAATCTCCAAGCGGCGAGGGGTTAGCGGTGTATTGTCCGTCTAAGTCCCTCGCCTGCGCCGCTAGCGCAATTACCGCTAAGGCTGCGGCGATTACGGCTCTCATTCTCCGCGTCCCGTTGCGGGGGCGGGGAGTATAATCTTGCCGAAATCTTGGCTCACAAGCCAGAATGGGTGAAAGCTATCATACCAGCCGACCCCCTCCAGGATGTCTCCCTGTGCTGCATCCATCGGGACCAGAGACGAATAACGCACTGCCACGCACCTCTTAGGCAGCGGAGATTGGCCAGCAGGTAGCTTAGTCGCCTCGTTTGTAATCTGCACCTGTACCCCAGGGCCAGTTCCTTTGGCGTAGCGAAACGTAAACCCGGTGCTATCAAGGTGGAGACCGCGCACCTTGCATGTTTGGAGTGTCCAATAAACGCGGCGGCCTTCCATTGCCACGTCCTGTATTGACAAATTCTGCATTACTGGGAGGAAGTACTCCTCGGCCCTCTGGCCATAAATCGCGACAGAGATAATCAGCGCCACTATCGCGCCGCTGAGGTTTATCGCCCACGCCGCCTTCCTAGTCATTAATGCGGCCCTCCGATGAGCGCCTTTAGACTGTCTTTCAATATCGCTATGGCCGCATAAAGCCCCCCGACAACAACAGCAGTCCACGTTGCCCAGATACGGGCCGTGGCCCAAAGCCACTGGACGCGCTGTTGCTGCTGGAGGATGCGGCGGATTTCATGCCGCTCAGACGGCGAAAACTCATTATCGGGGATGTCGTCCTTGTTATCTGCCATCAACGCCCCCGAACAATCGCATGAAGGAAATAAAACCCAATGATCACCATCTCAATATAGGTCAGGTCGGAAGACAGCGCGTCGGTCGAGCCCCAACCAAGAACCTTATCCCAAAGCACCAATTTCGAGTTATATATGACGAATGGCAGCGTCCAAGCCGCCCGCATAAAAGCGTTAACCCGCGACCCAGCCTCGGCGGCTTGGAGCTTCTGCTGTGCCTGGATTTGGGCAATGCGCTCCTCGGCGTCGATCCGCTCTTGGTCGGTGAAGGCGTCTTGCTTAGCTTTGTAAGCCGCAGCAAGCTGACCGGCGAGAGGGAGTAGGAAGCCGAGGAGCGAGAGCATTATTCTTGCCCGCCGACCGGGCCGGTAGTCATGGTGCGAAGAACGATGTTCGCGACCAGAACAGCGAGGCCGATCAGAGCGGCTGTCTGCGAGTTGCTTACAATCTTGCCCCAATCGAAATTGGTAAGGACACCCGCCAGTTCGCCGCCGACAAGCGGGATAGCCGAAACGGCATTGAACGCGATAGTCCGATAACCGGGAGGGGCGAAGGTGATGACAAGATAGAAAACGATGGAAACGACAGCGATGACGAGAAGAAAGTTAAGCATGGGACACTCCTATTTGATGGGTTGAACGGTGACGCGAGCAAGGCCGTTAACGCCCAACGCGCGAGCGGCCCCTAGAGACAAATCAACGATGCGACCATTGATGTATGGTCCACGGTCTAACACTTGGCACTCGATAGAGCGCCCGGTGGCAGCCACCGTGACGCGGATAAACGAGCGAAGCGGCAGTGTCTTATGAGCGCAAAGAACCCGCTCAGGATAGAACCGCTCGCCCGTAGCTAGTTTGGCCCCCTCCCAATAGACTGACGCGATGCCGTCTTGGGCAATGGCCGGGGATGTAAGCAACAAGCTGACAATCAGTGCTTTAAGGTTTCGGCCCATTTGGTCTCCTCGCCTTTAGGACAGCATAGACGAGAAAGCCTACCACGGCCACCCCAAGTGCGACAACCCATATCGGCAACCCTGCCGGGATAAGCAAAGCGCCAGCGGCAGACGCGACCGCGCCGGCAATAGCGCCGTGGTTCGTGTCGGGCTTTGGAGCAACCCAAGGAGGAACGTCTGGAATGGGAGCCGTTACCGGCCCAATGGCCAGCGAGGCATCAATCGCAATCATGCGCTGCATTACAGGACATGCGCCTAATTGACGATCCATAACCGTGCCGTCCCAAACGCCGTCCGCGACGTATTTGCCGGATTGCTGTTGATTGGTGCCTCCCCAGAGATAGGGCGAGCGGATGGAGTGATATTGACGGTAGCCAAAGCCGTTGAACGCCTCGAACGCATAGCAAGCGCGTTCGACGTTCCAGCCGCGGACCTTGTCCAGCCCTTGATAGGTGAGGGCGTCAATCGCCCCTTCCTCCCAAGACTTGAACGGGCCTCGCCCTTTGGGCACTAGCCGTGTCTTTTTCGACAGCGGCTCGCCGTTGCCGAGATAGGTGGTGAAGTCCGCGTTGCTCTCCCGCATGTGCAGCGCGGCGATAACGGCAGCCGGAACGCCGGTGGCAATTTCGACCGCTTTATACCGATCCTTGCTTTTGAGGAGCTTCCTAGCGGCATTTTCGACCGACGCCACCATGTCGGGCTTGGTCGTCATAGCTAGCCAGAGATGGGCGTACTCATCGCGCAATTCATCGAACGTGAATATCTTGGCTGCCATGGTGGATGCTCCTCGGTTAGCTAAGGTTAGCTAGTAATACTCATTTTAGCGATGTTCAATATTTTAGCACCATCTTCCAGCGCCACGAACCCATGCTCTACGCCAAGTGGCCAATCTCGGCAATCGCCGGGAAACAGCACATCGCCATCAATGCCGGGGGCACCAATGCACCGGATTGTCCCAGATAGCACAATGGTAATGTGGTTCTGCTCTGGCTTGGTGTGGGTGTGGACTGGCAGCTCGTCGCCAACAGCATCAAACAAATAGATCGTGCTGGCCAATCCTATTAGATCGCGCTTTTCTCTCTTAGGCTGGGCCACAGGCTATCCCCCACATTACTCCAGTACCGCCACCCGTTGCGGTCCAAGTCAAAGCTGCGCCAGTATTATTGGCATAGGCAACATTCATCCTAATATCGAACGGAACACAGCAAGCGTCTGTTTTGCCGTCAACCGCCTGTGTCATCCCGAGTGTTTGCCCCGACGGTGTCGCGCTTGAATTAGAATTAGTTATCCCCCAAAGGATGACCCCAGTTACCGGCGTCGGGGTCACGGTCACAGACCAATTTGATGTAACGTCTGTTGTATAATTTGTAGGCGCAGCAATCGGTGCGGACAGTTCTATGACCGTAGCGTGGTTAATCTCCGCAGCTGTAAAGGTGTAAGCCAAGGTACCGCTTGCTGGATTATTCTTATAATAGACATAAGTCCTCGCCCCCCCCGTGGTTGGCGACCCCGTAACGATTGTGGTAGCAACCCCACCCAACGTAGGGGCCGACGCAATGCTTGGAGGCCCACCAGTAATATTGGTGCTAATGAAAATAATAACAGCTTTAGTGGACGCATTTAATGTGACTGTATGGGAGAACCCGGCACCATCAGTATTGAAATAATAGTCGGTCGCCGCAATAAAATGCGGGACCGTATCCTCTCCCCCGCCAAACCCATACAGCTGATTAACGCGCAGCATTAGAGCATCGCCTTGAGGGCAGCACGAAACTGCTGCATGGTGATGGGGGCTTTACTCTCCAACGCACGAATTCGGTTCTCATGATTGTGGGCCACCTTGATCATCAGGACATCGACGGCGTCTATCCGGCCATCCGACAGACTATCCAATTCGGACGGGGTGTAATCCCGCACAGACCAAACGCGAGTGACCCTATCAGCAAAGACAGTAACCACAGGGGCAAGCAGCTTTTGCGTAGCCGTCGGCTGGAGCATAGTGTCTTCTAAAGGGAGCCACTTCCAGGGTGGGCGAGTCATGACATTAGGATCAGCATTAGCTGAGTATTCCTTAACCTCACTAGTCTCAGGATTGGCTAGAGCGTATTGCTGCATATTAGTTGTCCTTCAAGGCATTGATCGTGTAGAAAATAGAAATACCAAGCAGGCCAGCATCAATTGCCATCGTGTCGTTGCCGTCGGCTGGGACTCTCCTCACCCTAAATTTCACCCAATCACCCGCAGCAGGAGAATTGGCAATTGTGCAAGCTGCGCTAGTCGGGCTGATATAGATGTTGTTTGTCGTGCCACCCGTATCGGTCATGGTGACAGTGGTTCCGAAGGCCGCTGGCGTTTCATTGTCGGAATAAGCTCCACCCGCAATGTCCCAAACAACACCAAAGTTTGTAGTCGTGGCAGCGTGTTTCCAGACTGCCTTTGCGGTTATTGTACCTTCGTCCCAGCTAATAGGCATATGCACATCAAACTGGACACTTTCTTGGGTAGTAGTGTCGAAGTCCTTTGTGACGAGCATCGTCAGATTGGTTGCGACCTCAACGGTGCCGCTGGCCGGGCCATTGGTGGTGTTGGCCGTCATCGCCGAGGCGGGAACATAGATCGTTTGCAGTCCAATATCCACCGCAAGGGTCGTGGTCGTGATCGCAAGCCCGGTGCCGGCTGTGAGCCAGTCAACCGCGCCCGCGCTATCGTCCCAGAACATGACCCTATCGGCGTTCGGGTCAGCAAGGCTTGCGCCCGTTCCGCCGTCCGCAAGGGCAACGTCAGTTCCGCCAGCCGCATAGCCGATCAAGGCCGCGCCGGTGGCCCGCTGATACGCGAACACACGCGCATTGCTCGATCCATCCGATTCTACGATAAACGTATCGCCGGAGGCCGCAACGATATTCGCGGCGGTCGGAAGGATGAGCGTGGTCCCGTTATGGGTGAGCGTGAATGCGCCCGTCGCCCGACAAAACTTGATCGTCTTGGTGCCGGTGCCGAGCGAGGTAATCGCCGCCGTGCCGGATATGGCCACCAGGATCGACGCAGCGCCTAGAACGTCGGTGGTGGCAGAGCTAGCAACCGTTACCTCGGTCGCGCCAGACAAGCCCCCGAGATTGGTGATAAGATATCCACCCCAATCGATATTCGCGGTTGGTTTGTTGGCGCCGTCCTTTTGCAGCGAGGTATTGATGGCCGCCGCCAAGTCCTGGTCGTGCGTGTCGGCATCGTCCGCACGGATGCCTCGCGATGCCGCAGATGTCTGCGTCCATGCGGTTGCGCCGGTATAAACGCCGGTGTCGCGGGAATATGTCTTGTTTGGCGCTGAGCCGGAAAATGGCATTCACGTTCTCCATAGAAAAAGCCCGCGCAATGGCGGGCTGGAATTTCGGCAAGATTTGCTGTAGGGGTTAGCTGGGCGGGCGCGGAGATAAGCTGTTGAAATCTAACGCCACCTTTAGGGCGATCGAACTGGCCGCCTTTGTTGGCTATGCCTTCTTCGTCAGCCTCGAATTGCCTATCGACAGCCACTCGATTGTTCTGGGCGGGCTTTTTTACTCAGGTGTCTTGTTCCTTTGGTATGGAACAATTGCCGTGTGGTCGTCGATCCGGCTGGGAGGCGCCGACAGCGCAGAGCGCATCCGATGGGGCCTCTGGTGGGTAGCCACGTTTGCGGCTGGGTGGATTTTCTCCTCAGTGAATGGGCGGCCGTGGATGATCGGACCATTCGCGGGGATGCTTGCCTCGACGCTATTTTACCTTGGCCCGTTGAGCTACTTCCGCCGCGTCAACAGTCGGGCCAACCCTAGCGAGAGCGGCGACAAGAGCGTCCTTGACCGGAGCGTTATTGGCGGCCCGAGAGAGCCTCCGCATCGTTCCCCAATCGCCTTGTCCGACAAGAATTTCGGCAAGGTTCTGGGTGTTCCGCCCCAAATTAGCTCGCGTCAAGGTATCCCTAAGCCCGGTAAAGGGATTTAGCGCAAGCTTGGGTGCCGACGTAAGCAATGAGCTAGACAGATCGTCGGCGAGCGCACCTGCATTGAATGCGGTCCTTGAGCCAACAGGAACGCGCCAGCCGGTAACCCCCATCAAGTCAAGCGCGTTTGACAATTCCTGCGCGGCCTGCGGCCCTGCCGTATTCTCGACGGCCGCAAGGACACTTCTAGCAACTTGCGGGTTATCTCGTAGTTTTTTCGCAAACGCAGCCCCGGCCAATTCTGCACCGGGCGCACGGTTGAGCGGTACGGATGGGTCGCCCCTCTGAGCGGCGGTGAATTTATTCTCCAGGCCCGCCCTTACAACTCTATTGGTGGCATCTGGGTTTTGCTGTGACAATAGGCGCGCCGCTGCCGCCGCTTCAGCCTCATGCTTGGCGTTGAAAAGCGCGCTTGATTGGCTAATCGGGTTGTTTGTGGCGGCTATGTCACCAAGAGGGCCTGCTTGTAGCGGGCCAAGAACTTGATCGCGGCCGGCACTTTCAATTCCCCGCGCCGTGCGCCAGTCTGCGGAATACCCGCCGGCAACGGTGTTGGCGTCGGCGCGAGAGCCGCCGCGAATGCCTGCCAACGTAGCGTTAGAATACGGGTTTGCGGGATTGGGCACGGCATTGTTCGCAAGCGTGTCCATCTGCTTTACGACTTCGTTCACTACGGCGAGGTTGTTATCCGGAAGGGCGGCATAGGCTCGATTCAATTCATCGTTGCCACGAAGCACACCGAGTGCTTTGACATAGGTCGGGTTGGATGCCAGTGCCGCATAGTCACCTTGAGGAAGGTGGACTTGTTTGAGCGCGTCATAATATGGCGTTGCCATACTGTTGATCTGGCCCTTGATCCTGTTCAGCGCGTCGCCGGCAGCCTCCTGCAACTGCGCGCCGGCATAGGCTGGGGTAGCTGTTCGAGGCGAGATCGTATCGAATGCGCGATTAGCCAATTCCTGTTGCTGGGCCGGCCGGGCGTTGACGAATGGCGTTATGACATTGCCACCGCGCGATGTGCCCTCGATCACTCTGGCTGCGTCGCCAATATTAGTCCGCCCGCCTGTGACCGCCTGAATTGCCTCGCTTTTCATTAGCGGCTGGCCGGCGACATTGGCGCGGTTGGCTAAACCCTCTGCCGCTCGAAATTCGTCATCGGTCACATCTGAGACGGCGCGACCAAGGTAGCGACCGGATCGGCCGGACTGCAAAAAGGCACCAGGCAGAGTCCCCAAGATGCCCGCTCCGAACCGTACCCAAGGCTCGTATTTGGTCCCCTTGATACCTTTTAGGTCGCCCGCAAACTGCGACGCGATACCGCCAGGTGCAGCGATTGTGGTGGCAGCCCGCATGGCTCCGCCAACGTCCCCAGCGAGTAGCTCCGGGGCGACGATTGCCGGAACGAAATTGCCGATAGTTCTCGCATACTTGCCAGCCTCAGTCTCTGGCTGGTGGAGAATGCCATTCTCCATCTTGCGCAGCTTATCTTGGCCGGCATACATAGCGGCGTCAGCGCGGGCGGCGATGGATTGGTCGCCCTTCTCTTGGTCTACCTTTGGGATCGGGAATGCCCAATTCAGTCCTTCTTTAATCTTATCCTCGGCAAAGCGCTTAATAGACGCCGGGGCCATAGCAATCTCTGGGATAGCTTCGGCGACGCCGGTTCCAAGCGACATTGCCGCGTCGCCCAATGTGCCCCATAGGCCAGGGGGTTCTTTGGGCTTCGCAGCCTCCGCCGCACGTGCTTTGGCTTGGGCCAGAATAAGCATCTGCCGCTGCTTGATTTCGGTATCATCCATTAGCCGTTCCCCCATGCTCTATTGGTTCTCGGCGGGGAGGCAGGCTTGGCGAATACCGGGTCCGCCTGTTGCTCTGGGCTAAGCAAATCCCAATCCGACTGCTTCATCCAGTCCGGCCGGATGCCCTTGGGCCGCACAGAAGGATCGGCGGGGGGCAGAGTGGCGGGCGCGGCGGCGGATGGATTGGTCGGACCAAGCGCGGGAGTAGCTTCGGGGCCAGCGGCCGGGATGTCCTTGAATACGGGATTTTCCCTAGCATATTGATTGAGTGTTTCATATAGACCAACATCAACGTGCCCGCCGTGGTCCATTATGTATTTGCGGGTGATGTCGGCGACTTCAATTTTTCTCTGCGCAACGGCCCGCTGCACCGAGATAATGCGCTTGTTTCCCTCTGGCGTATTCGATGTGGTGGGAACCTGCTGTTCGACGAAATCTCGGTCAGCGTTAGAGAAGCCAGTACCGAGCGAACCGCCCATAGCTTTGAGGGCAGCGTTTTTAGACAGGGCGCTGAACGACTCCATAGACGAAACGGAATCGGGGTCCGCTATACCTAGCGATACCGCAGCTTTCTTGGCCCACATAAGCTGGGTTGACCCAGCGCCGCTAAAGAAAGCGGGGTCATTCATTTCGGCCTCCATCTTATTCAAGACCGAAAGCTGCTCCCATCCGGCATCGCCGCCCTTTAGCCGGGCCATGGCGTCGTTACCAAGGCCAGTGCCAAGGGCCTCGTCCGACTTGCTTTCTTGGTTCGCCACCCCCGCCCTTTTCAGCATGATCTGATAATCCGTAAACGAGCCGGAGTACCCTTCCTTTACAGCCCTGGCGTACCCCTTTTCATCGGCAGTCGGCTCGTCTGGCTTTGGCGCAGACCTCCCAGTCGGGATGCTCTGGCCGGTTCTTTTGTTGCGCTTCACCTCGGTTCCGTCCGGCAGAACGCCGAAGGACCATTCGTCAACACCGTTCTTTGCAGCGTCGGCATTAAGGCTAGCGCCGAGCTTAATCAGCTCCATGTTGCCTGATTGGCCGCCCGCTCGAATGTAGGCGTCGCCGGGCCTCGGGATTGGTGCTGTGGCAGGGGCCGCGCCGTCCGCAGGGGCGGCAGGCGGTGGCCCAATTAGGCTTTCGGAGAGGGACTTGTAGCTATCGAGCTTCTTCTGCTCGGCGTCCCGCTGTAATTTATTCCCCGTATAGCTCTGCGCCAAGCGGCCCATAAGCTCCAACGGCGTCTCAATCGGCTGGCCGGAATTGGCCTGACCAAGCAAAGCCTCCGCGAGCGAGGAATCGGCGGGGTTCGGTGTGACGAATTTCTTTGGCTCTAGAGGGGGCGTAGCCGTTGACGGAGGGGCCACGGCAGCGAGGGCCTCGTCGAGGGGCGGGGCCGTCCCAGGTGCCCTCTGAGCCTTTAGCTGGCCCGCTCTAGCAATAGCCCGCATATTCTGGCCAGCCAGCCATTCAGGGTTGGGCGCGGCGTTGAGCGGTTGTACCATATTAAATCCTCACCAGTTGGCGCGAGAGAATGCGCCGTCCGATTGCCGAAGAAATTGGCCCCAGCGTAGCCAGGGCGATCTTGCCGACGAATGATCCACGCGAAACAGCGCCGTGACGGTGAGCCATTTCATAGGACCATCCGCGAATGACGGGCCACAACAGCCGCTCAATGAACGGACGCGCCGGAGCATCGCTCTTGAGCCAGTGCGAAACAGGCTTGGCCCACGCCTGATAGCCGACGCGCATTTCTAGCGGCAGCGTCATGGAGTAGCGCGTGTCGGCCCGCCAGATTTCACGATCAAGCCAGCCGCGCATCATGTAATGCGAGCAAAGAGCTGCCTTGAGGGTTTCGCCCGAGGGGTTCCCGGCGTCGGAATAGGACATGCCGCCCGGAACGTCGGTTAGGATTTGCTGGACGCCGTTAGGCGTGTTCCAGCTCGTGACGTTCTGCCCGGCTGAGTTCTGTCCTATCGTGTAGTCGTATTGCGAGCCGCCGTTTGACGGAATGCTCTCTGTCATGGGGTTGAACGAAGCCGGAGTTGCCACCTGATTAAGGAGGTGCAGATTGTTCGACCATGAAGGTAATGAGGCTATGGCAGGGGCAGACAATGCTCCGCCACTAGCCGGCTGGGAAGCCCCGCTCGGCTGGCTCGGGGATTTGCTGCCGGCAATCAGGTTTGAGCCCGCGAAGGTCTGGAAGCCTGGCGTCATAAGCCCAGCCGTCGAATAAAGAGAAGTGGCTGGGGAGAGAGAGACGTTCGGGGTCGGGGTCGGGGTCGTATTGAATTTAGCATTGTTGAGATCGAAACCCCAACCGAACGGGTTTTGGGCGCCTGTCATATCTAGAGCGGGCGGCTTCCATTGGTCGCTGAGCGGGTTGTCCTCGGGTTTGCCTTCCTGCTTTCCCCAAGCTGATCCGAAGCTGATATTGCTTGTCGGAGACGGCGACCAATCTGCCCGGTCCAGCGTAGAACTAGTGTCAGGCGAGCCCCATGCGCTTCCGCCAAGCATGGCTGAGCCAAAGGACGGCCCAAGATTACCCCAAAAGTCCTTAGCTTGTTGAGTTGGCCCGGCAGCAGCCGGGGAGTATGCCAAGCCAGCCCCGGTGAACCCAAACGGATTAGCCGGGTTATTCTTTTCGGCATATAAGAGGTGCATATTGTTGGCGGGGTCGTTATAATACGCCTTTAGTGCGTCAGGGCCATCTGCCTGCGCTTTGGCAATAAACCCAGGAATATCTGATAGAGCCGAGGTTAACCCATCAAGCCCGAAAAAGCCGCCTGTCGTAGGCGCTTGCGGGTGCGAATAGTAGTTGTTGATGGCAGACGTATCAGCAAGGCTTGGCGAAGCGTCCGCCCATGCTGGGGGGGGGGAGGTGGATGGGCTAGCCTCTTGAGGAGGGGCTCCACCCTCCGCCGCCGCCGATCCCCAGAACGGAACATTTCCTATCCCGCCATTGCTAGGAGCGGCAAAGGCAGCGGGGTCTGGCTGTTGGGCAAAGGACGGGGTTTGGCCAAGGAGGGCTTTCGACAGGTCTTCGCTAGACCATTGCAATGGAGACGGCGCTGATTGAGCCTCGGGGGCGGGAGATGGTTGCTGCCCGCCATCCGGTTGCGCGGGCGCCGACGAGGCAGGAGGCGTCCCGCCGTTAAATAGTGCAAGCTCCGCCGCTCTGCGATTGGCGAGGCCCGCTGCGTCTGCTGGATTGTTTGATTTGGCGTATTGAGGGATCAATCCTGCAATGGCGGACGTGTTCCCGCTCTTAACGGCCGCCGTCAGGTCAGGACCAAACGAACCAACATTGTAGGCGAGAGAAGTAAGCGCCGCCTTTTGGCTATCGGACAGAGCGCCGGGAGGGGCAATACCGTCAACATAGTTGGCGGCCTTGGAAAGCTCTTGCGCTAGGCGCGCCTCGGCATCTGCTTGGGATATGACGGCTCCGCTAGAAACCTCCTGCGGAGTGGCCTTTGTGCCATAGCCGATAGAATACTGTCCGTTGTCCCATTGCGGGCGATCGGCAAACCCCTCTGCGTTTTTGACGAAATCAATTAGCGTCGGGGATAAAGTCGCCATGCCGCTACTCCCTATCGACGAAGCCTTGGGCTATTTGCCTCAAGCGCGGCCTTGCGCTTGGCGGCCTCCTGGGCAATCGCGTCGTTGATTATGGCCTCAAGGGCTGCCTTAGTCGGGCCTCGTCCGGTCCCTGTCGGGCCTTGCATAAGGGGATTCTGCTCCGGGTATGTCGGGGGAGGCGCAAGTGCACCCGTTGCCGGAATGCCCTCTGGGGGCAATTGCGGTGGCAGCGGGGGGCCGTCGCTTGTCATGCCGGAATAGTCCGGGCGCGATCCTTCAAACGGGATAGGGCCGCCGCCGATCTGCGAAGGAGCAACGCCGTACCCTCTTGGGTCTTCAGGGACTTGGGCAAGAGCCGCCGCAAGATCAGGTGGCAACTGCTGCATTAGCCCCCGCTCACGGGCGGCTTGGATCGTCGGGCCTCGACCGTCGCCCATTCTGGTGGCGAAGGGGTCGTTGGTGGGATAAGTCGGCGGCGGAGCTAAGTCGCCAGTCGCGGGGATGTCGGCCGGAGGCAGGGCAACGCCTGATGCATCATATGGAGGTTGCGCTGCGTTTATTTTCCCGTCTCCGCTTTTAAATGTATCCTCCCACGAGGCTTGCCCTGGCGCGGGGCCTGTGTCCATTGTGCGCGATCTCACAATAGACTCGAATGGCTTCTGCCCAGGAGCTGGGAGCCTATCCATGCCGAGAGGGACTTCAGGGCCTAGAATTGGATTGGCGCCGGCAAGCGTCTTTTGCAGATTGTCAGCCTCAGTCGGTGTACCATTGAGTGGTACACTGGGTTCTTCCGGGCCGCCTGCCATATCCTGGCCGGTATCAGGTACGGTATCCGTAGCGGCCTCTGCCGCCATGTTCGGGCGCGGGGTCGGAATGGGGATCGTCTTGGCAAGCTCGCCGTAGGTCTCATTTCCGACTACGCCATCAACCCCAATCCCCGCATTGGTCTGGAAGTTCTGGACGGCCTTTTTGGTCTCGGGACCGAACTGCCCGTCTACCTTGACGGCTTCTCCTGAACGCTTGAGATCGCGTTGTAGCGCCTTTACGCGGTCGCCACTGTCGCCGACCCTTAAAAAAGGCACCTGTAGGTTCCCCTTGGTGTCCTTGCCGACTTCGCCATCAACCGAAAGCCCATTAGCCTTTTGGTAGGCCATGACGGCCTTCTTGGTTTCGGGGCCATAGGTTCCGTCAATGCCGACCTTATAGCCAGCCGCCGTGAGGGCGCGTTGGAGGTCGCGGACTTCTTGGCCCTGTGAGCCGGTGCGGAGAACTGCCATATCGGGCCTCATTAAGTAAGGAATGACGGGAAATTGAAGCGCATTAAACCATTAAACGACCATCGAATAATCGACGTGACGGATGCCGCCGATAACATGCACGGCATCGGGGATGACCTTCTCGACCTCTTGGGCCATTACGCCCATCTGGACCGGGCCGCCTGAGATGTAGCGGAAGGTATAGACGGGAAGGCCGCCGTCGGTTGTGCCGACGCGTTTAATGTCTTTCTTGGTGCGCTCGTCAGACATGAGCCACGGCGAGGCAAGCGCCGACGAGCCAAGCCCAAACAGTCCACCAAGCATGGAGGAATTCTGCTGGTTCTGAAGATTGGCGCTGTTGTAGACATTCTGCGCCACGTTCGGCGGCGTGATATTATACGCCGGATTGCCCTGGAACTGCGGCATCTGTCCGCCCGCCGCGCCGGCCATGAGCGAGCCGATCTCGTTATATGGCTGGTTGCGCGCCGTAATCATGTCCTGCAATTGGCGTGTCTGCTCTTGCCCGCCCGCCATAGTGGCGTCTTGGGAGATAGCCGCGAGCTGATCCGAGCGGTTCCGGTCAAGCCGGTTGCGCTCGTCATTGTAAACCTCGGACCCAATCGGGATGCCGCGATTGGCGAGTGTGACTTCGGATTGCTTGTCGGCCTGATCAAGCTGCGGCTGGATCATCGCCATCTTGCGGTCGTATAAAGCCTTCTGCACGGCGTCGCCCGCGCCGGGGCCGGGGCCTTGGAACGGCGTCGAGGGGAGCTGCCCCGCGAACAGCCCAGCCTGATTGGCTAAGGCGTTCTTAGTGGCGCCTGTGGTGTTGTAGTTCTGCTGTTCCGGGCCGCCAAGCGTGACGGTCTGGGAAATCGGGATGCCTTGGGCGTCCTTTTGGTACGTAGTCGAGCCAGAAGGCCCGTATTGGTTAACCGCATTAATCTTGGCCGACTCTTGGACTGCCTTCACGCCAGCATCAAGCTGGGCCTGCGAGGTCTGGTACGGGTCCGGCACACCGGCTGAGTTTTTGCCCATGTTATTTCCTCTTGAAACCAATGCCACGGCCGCTATATGATAGCGCATGACAGGAAAACGCGGTCCGCTCTCTGAGCGATTTTGGTCGAAGGTTGACAGGCGCGGCGACGATGAGTGCTGGGCTTGGATGGCCAACAAGAACAACAAGGGCTACGGAATGATTAGCCCCGGTGACGGAGGCAGCAAGAGGCTAGCCCACCGCATGTCCTGGCAGCTAGCGAACGGCACAATCCCAGTGGGCCTGTGCGTTCTTCATAAATGCGACAACCCACCCTGCGTTAACCCATCCCATCTTTTTCTTGGAACATACCAAGATAACGCCATTGATAAGGTCGCGAAGGGCAGGGCCGTCTACAACCCAGCCATAGGAGAGAGGCACCCGCAGGCCGTTTATACGGAGGCTGAAGTAGTCGAGTTGCGGAGACGTTTAGCCGCCGGGGAAAGGGTTAGGGTGCTTGCGCGGGAGATCGGGAGGCCTGCGTCTGGCATCAGGCGCATTAGAGAGGGTACGTCATGGGCGCATCTTTCTAGCGGCCCAATCGTCCAAAAACTAAAACCATTTCGCGGCGGGGATCACAGCAATTCAGTGCTGGACGAGCGATCTGTTGTGGCCATTAAGATAGGCTTAGCTGAAGGTGCCCGCAACAAGGACTTGGCTGCCAAGTACGGAGTAGCGACATCGACCATATGCGACATCAGGCAAGGGCGGACGTGGGGCTGGCTTAAGCCCATGGTTTATTCCTCTTGAGTTTAGGCCAAAGCGGCGGTATAGTCGCGGCATGGCAAAGCGAAAATCACTTGCAGAGCGGTTCTGGGCAAAGGTTGATAAGCGAGGGACGGACGAATGTTGGCCGTGGACAGCCAGCACCATAAATGACGGATATGGCCACATTAGTCGGCATGGCAAAATGTTTCTTGCTCATCGGGCGTCATTTGAGATGGCTAACGGCCCGATCCCCTACGGTCTACTTGTCTGTCACCATTGCGACAACCCGCCATGCGTTAATCCTGCGCACCTTTTCCTAGGGACGCAGAGCGACAACGCCAGAGATAGAAACAAGAAAGGAAGGGCGGCCAACTGGGCTGGTGAGCGGCACCCATTAGCAAGGCTAAGTGCTGACGAAATAGTCTCAATCAGGTCCGACGATCGCACGCAGAGAAAAATTGCGGCCGAATACGGAGTAAGTCAATCGCTCATCCATCTGATAAAGAGCAGAAAGGCGTGGAGGCACATACCCTAGGTAATCCTCTGCTCTGACTTAAGAAGCCCGTAAATCACCGCATCCTTGCCCGGTCCGAAGCCTTCCCTAGCCTTGCCCTCAAGGACAAAGCCTAGCCCCTCTAGAAATGTCCGTGTCGTCTTGTTGTTCTTCCGCGTGATCGCCGTAATGCGATTGCATTTGAGCTGATCGAACGCATACCCGAACACGGTGCGAATAACCCGGCGCGAAATCCAATTGTGGCCCGCTGCCCAGATGCGAATATCGCCGCCACCGGGACACGGGCTGTAGTCCGTAAATAATGCGCCCCCGACTAGGCGACCGTCCCGCATAAACCCGATAGCCTCATAGCCGCCGGGGAGATCCGTGACTTCCGGCAATCGTTCCAACATCCAAAGCCCGACATATTCGCGCTGACCGGCTAGGATTTCGAGAGGCATTATTGGGCCGCCAGAGGTTTCCAAGTGCCATCTCTAGCTAAATACTCGACGCCCTTAACTGGGCTGGTCGAAAATATGTCGCCAGTTCCGCTTTCTGTCTTGAATGAAGGGGACCGCTTTGATCTCAGGAGAACCGGCTGACCATCTTCCGGGGCAAAACTCGCCGCTGACGATGGCCTGGTCGTCCAGTAAGACCGCTTTTCTCTAGCACCATCGGGCCAAACCGACTGGTCAGTCCCGAAAGACGGGCCATGCGCCCTTACAGCCCCGCTTTCCGAGATACTTTGGGCGCGTTCAGAGTTGGTGGCGTGGTAAACATACACAGGATCAGGTTCAGGAGGGCGTCTGGTGAAATCCATAAAGTCATCACGGGGAGGAGCCCCTCCGCCCATCGGAGCCTCGCCAGCGAGCGATTCGGCTAGGCTGGGGACAATGGGCCTGTCTATGGGCAGCGATGCCTGTGGGCCGCTATTGCCAAAGCGGACGATCTGCCGATCGCGGGGAACATCCTCGGTTGACCACGGCGGGGAGGCGCGGCGCTCCTCTGGGGTCATGTTCATGCGGGTTTGGACGTTGCGGGCTTCGGTTTCTCCGGAGAGGCGGCGGTATTGTCCAAACGGGCTGCGTTTTTCGTCCTCTATTTTCAGAAAGTTGACGGCGTCGTCAACGGACGAAAACCCGTATTTTTCAACGATAGGGGTAATCGTCTTGGGGTCGGCATATTTTATAGTTCCGACTACTTCCGAGGGGCGCATTGTCCCGCTTCCGGTGATGGCTTGGCTTAGCTCAAAGTTGAGATCGTTCGCCGACTTGTTAAACATCGGCCCGCTATTGAATTGCTTCGGACTTCCACCTGAGGCGAATCCCTCCTCTCTCTGTGCCGCGTGCTGAGCTTCGTGTAAAGTAATCCCATGCACGCCGGTTTCTCCGCTTAGCCCATCGGAAAGAGCCGAAATGCGAGCCGGCGTTCCGTCTATAGACAGTTGTTCGAAAGAGCCGCTATGGCCGGGATTAGGCAACCTCGTTACAGAGGCGTCTATCGCCCTAAGTTCCGGGTAGGCATCAAACAAATCCTTGTGCCACAACACGCCTGCCATTTTGCCTGTGCTTCTTCCATCGCTAGAGAGAAACTCGTCGGCTGACTTGCCCCCTATCTGGCTAGCATTATCCGGTATCTCAAACCGCCATTTGCCGTCCGCACCAACCCCCCAACCCGTCTCTTTCCATATCGCGTCGGGGTGAGCGCCCGCCGCCGTCATCTTCTCCGCCTTAGCGAGCGCCTCAAGGTCGGCCGTCTTAGCGAGCTTGCCGCCGAATATGCCCAGCCTCGGCGCGGCGAACTTGGTCGTAGCCATGCCGCCCCCCGCTAGGGCTGCTGCAAGGTCAACTAACTCCGCGTTGGCCTCCGGGCGGATTGAGCCGGTTTCCGGGTCCATGACTTTCCAGCCAGCGCCGGGATGGCCAAGCGCGCTTTCTACCGCGTCACCGAATAACCCGCCTGCGCCGGTCCATAGGCCCTTAGCCATAGTACCAATGCCCTTAGCTATTTCACCAAGGCGGTGAGCCGCAATGGGCGGAACCATTTCAGCCGTCGTTAATGCCCGCTCATGCCACGGCATTTGATCGAGTGGCTTACCGCTGTATTGCCCGCGCACAAGAACGTCGGCAAGGTCTTGGACGCTTGGGCCGTAGTTAGCCATTGGGCCGGTGGGCTTAGGCTTTTGCTTGGGCTTTAATTGGCCCCAAATGTCTTGGCCGGCAGCAAGGGCATCGGAAAGGAAATCAGCCATTGAACCCCCTACCGTCGCGCTTGCTTAACCAGAACGTGGCTGCCCATCCACTCCATTGCCGACACTAAGCCGGACATCTCAAGCGCGATGCCGATTGACCGTCCCAGGCCGTAGGTGGCGAACCACTGGCCGTTGTATTGGTTGCTCGCGCTCCATGAGGAGCCCCACGCATCGCCCCAGTTCGTTGTGGAATAGGACGCAGCGATAGAAACGGACGGAGTGGTGATCGAGCGTTGGATGTAGTCCGTATCGACGCCCCAGCGGCCTGTCACTGTGCCGTCAACAGCCATGTCAAATCTAATCGCGTCCGCTTCAATGCGCTGCCCACCTTGGCCCGAGGTCACAAACGCGGTGCGGACCTTCATGGCGATTGAGGAGCCGGCGTCACTGGTGCCGGACATCTTGTATACTACGCCCGTTGCCCACGCCCCGATATAGAGGCTATTGCCCCAAACGCACCATGCAGAGGCCGGAATGGAGCTCCATTGCGACCAAGCGCCTGTCTGTACGTTGTATACACGTTGCTTAGAGGTGGCCCCGTCCGAAGTCGGGATGTTGACGATAACCCGCCCCTCGTGGAAGGTCGGCGCCCAGCCCTCGAATGTGCCGTAGCTGTTGGCCTCCGATGTGATCGACGGCGCGACCTTGCCGAAATTCCCAAGAGCGAGTTGGTCGAAGGCGGTCCCCTGAATGGCCGCAGCGAGAGGCACCAGGCCCATTCTGGTGACGACCGAAAGCTGCCCGCCGATCTTGACCAAGCACTGCCGGCCTATCGGGGGAGGCATTCGGTACGAGCCAACCAGACTAAACGTGGTGGCCGGGTCGCCGGAATAAATCAGCACCTCGCCGGTGGACATGACGAATGCGATATAGTCGTCAGGCCCGTTCCCGGCGTCCTGGGAGTGAGAGCCGATCGCCATGCACGTTCCGCCGCCCGCAATCTGCGAGAGCTGGAACTTGGTCAATGCGCCCGTGATGGCACCGACCGCCCCATACCAGACATCGGCGTTGTTGGTCTGGCAGAACCAAAGCCGCGAGCGGACATATGCGACATTGGCGAGTTGGGTCAGCGTAAGCCCGGTGAAGCCGGTCGCGGCTACCGTGGAGCCGTCATAGACCCACGGCGTGTCGGTGCCATTCACGCCAATCAGGCGGTTGTTATAATTGACCGTCTGAAAGCGGCTGTCGGAATAGCCAGCGGCGGAAAGAAGCGAGGCCGACGCCCCGGAATAGTCATAGATCGAGCCGCCCGCAACGCCGATCATTGTCGAGGCGGTCAGTCCGTTAAACGCGGCAAGGGTTTCAACCGTAGAAGCCGCCCCTCCGGTGGAATAGGAGGCAGTGCCCTTCCTGATCTGGACGACATTGCCTACCGGGTCGAGGTTCTCTAGGTGCCGCGATTCTGCGGGCTGAAGAACGGCCACGCCGTCGCGCGTGTTCTCGCCCATATACGGCGCTGGAATGGGAACCGGCTGGGACGCCATTAGCCGAAGCCCGTATAAGGTAGATTGCCCTCTCGGCTGAACCGATGACGATGAGGCGAACCAAACCGGATTGCATCCCTAGCGCCGTCCTTGGACAGGATAGCATCGCGACGCTCGATCGCCTCTTGTTTTTCGTTGGCGAAATCCATTCCCTTGGCTTGGAGATAGCGCCAGCGGAGATCGATTGTCAGGAGGTCATCGTCCAACAGCGGAACGTCCGCATCGTCGGTGTAGGCTGCCTTGCCGCTGATCCAGTATTTGGAATAATACTGATAGGCGATTGTCTCCACGGCGGTAGGCGTGGGCCAAATCTCGAACAAGTCCGCCGCCACCCTGAAATACTTCCACGCTGCAACCCACGCGACAGAGGACGACCTGAGCGCCTCGAATTTCTGGGGAGATACCGGCCCCTCAATCTCCCAGTAGTTTGTGCGGTCCCAGAACGTGATATTCGCGAACGATTTGAACGCGGTCGGCAGCGCATAGGTGGCCGTGGAGGCGACCGTCGCAAAGGTGTGTGTGGCCAACAGCACTTGCCACTTGTGATCGAACGCCAGCGTCTTGCCGGACCTTTGAGCCAAGGCAAGAAGCTGCACGGCAATGGGATCGGTATTGCCGATAATCGACGAGGGGACGTTGTAGTCCCCGATTTCACGGAGGGCCGCTTGGCAAATTGTGAGCAAACTCATATCGGCCCCTCGTTAGTTAGGCGGCGGCAGTTGCTTGGACGACCTTGGGAGGGCGGCCACGGCGCTTGATTGGTTCGGATATAGGCGCGGATGCGGCGATTGCCGCCGCAAGAGCCGAGGCTTTTTTCTCGGCAAGGATTTCAATTGCCTTCTTGCGGAGGGTAATCATTCCAAAGCCGAGATTGCGGCAGCCCTCGTCGGAGAGAAGCGCCATTTGTTCGACGCTCTCAATTCCGCTGAGATTGAACCGGGTAATCTCGTTCTCGCTAAGGCCAAGAACTTCCAACCCGATCCCTTCAGCTTTGGGAGCCGATCCCTTAAAAGCCGCCCAAGCGTCTGGGAATCGCTCGATATGCTGGTTCTGCTCGCCTGGGCGCATTTTGCGGCATCCAACCTCATTGCCGTTTATCGAGCGTTCATAGAGGACGGTAAACCGCTTGTAGATTTTCTCGTCGGCCGCCCGTGAGGCTGCTAAATCCTCAACGTCTAGAAAATCGAATTTTCCAAGCACCGATCTATCGTTGGCCGATGGGTACCACTTACCTTCAGACATAAACGCTCCTGGGGTTACGTCGTCACCACATTGATTGCGGTGGACGACAAAAAGAGGAATATCGCGGCCCGCCCAGCCGGGAGATTCAGCGCAAGGTTGGCGGCTTGGCCGTTGAAAGCCGAGCCCACGGGCGGATAGACCAACAAGCTCGTGCCCGTGGCGGCAGAGGTATGATTGCCGACCGAGCGCATTTGGAACGCATTGCCGGTGGCCAGAATAACCCCTTGCCCTGCGGTTACGGTGGTCACAGAAACATTGTCCGCCGTGCAGAGGGTGGCGGTGGCTTGCGTGGTGCCAGCCGAGGAAAGCCCAGTGGCGACATCGCCAACAATTGCTACGGCGGATTGCTGAATTGGCATCTTAGGTTTCCTTGTCCCAAAGCTGTTGTGCCCAATCCACGCCTGAAGCGTGAGGGCGAGGAAGGCCGTGAAAGAGCAACACCCGGCAACCAACGGGAAGCCGGTTGATCGGCCGGGCGTCTTTCTTGAAAGAGCAAAACTGGCGGGGGAATAAGTCCTGCCACAAATCGACCTTGAGGCCGCCCATCATTGCCTCGATCCAGCGTTGATCGCCGTTGCGATCAAACATTGGACAATTGGCCTGAACCCATTTGGTCCAGATATGGTCTAGGGTTCCCGCCTCCCACGCCATCACCGAGGAGCCGAAATGCTCCTGAAAATAAACGTCTTGCAAGATAGCGAACGGCCCGCGATAGGCCGCAATGTCATCAATGTTTCCAGTGATAATCGTATCAAGGTCAATGAATAGAACCCTCTCGCCAGGATCAAACGCCCCCGGCTTGAAAAGCTCTAACTTGTGCCACCAGCTCTGCGGGCCCTCCTGGGCCTTTATGGCGTCAACCCCCCTGGGAAGAGTGCTTGTGTCGTCTGTCAGGCAAACGCCTCTCCACGGGGTCGTGAGGTTCTTTGCAATGCCGTCATAGAGCTTGGCGAGATATTCGGCCCCGCGCCCGCAATAGTTTCCGGTCTGCACCGTTGCAATGGTCAGCATGGCAGGAATAGACAATCATTGGCGATTTTGAGGACGGCTTTATACCCGTGGTCTTCAAGCCACATTCTAGCCCCGCCTGGGTTTAGCCCATGCTTTTCCGGCAGAGAGTTTTCCTCAATAATAATCGCCGGCCTAAAACGGTTTATCGTGTCAGTGCCGCCGATTAGGGCCAACTCCTCGTAGCCCTCAATATCAAGCCAGATCAGATCGCAGGCGTCTAATTTTAGATCGTCGATCCGGCGCATTGGAACGTCGCCCTCGCCGCTTATTCTAATGGCCCCTGCATTGTCGGGTTCGGCCTGAATCATGCCGACCGTATCGATCCGATCACCTAAAGCCGCATGGTATGCCGCGACATTCCCAATATTCTTGTCAATGTTCTTCGACAGGCAGATATAATTCTGCATGTCCGGTTCGAACGTGTGAACGTGGTTGAAATACTGGGCAAGGTGAGCGGGATAAACCCCCACATTCCCCCCTGCTTGGATTGCCAATCTGCGGTTATTAACATGGGCCATGAACTGATCCATGCTCTTGACTTCTTCGCGAATGGCCAGCGCGCCCATTACGTCGCCAGCGGGCCAGATAAAATCATCCGTCAACATCTTGGGCTTTTCCCTGCCCTCATGCTTGCCGGGATTGCGGCGCTTCCATTCAGCGAACTTCGATTGCAATAATCCATCGCCGTGAACCGTGATCGAAATCGGCTCAACGTCGGGATGCTGTAGGCGCCCCATCCAGCCTAGAAAATCGGATACTTGGCCAATGAAATTAATCCGCGTTTGATAGCCGTCAAACGTGATCCAATCCGTCTTGGCGTCCTGATGGTCGGGGTAGGCGTGAGACGCCTTGCCTCGCTTGGGGTCGATCCTGAATGAGGAATCTAGCCCATGAAGATGAAAGTTTCTAAAGCCGCAAGTGTATCCGAGGGTCAGCCAGCGAAGGCCCATGGTGGACCCGCCGCCGATCGTCAGAGATTCCGGTTCCAGCTCGTCCAGGATAGCCTCGCCGCCGGGGATCGAGGAAACATTCCAGCGGACCACATAACAGCCGGCGTTGATTAGCTTGTCATAGACGCTAGGGTGAACGGTCGAGGCGAGGAAATAGTTGACGCTCTTTCTCGGCTCAATAATGTCAACCATGTGCGGGCTGGGGTCGCATACCCCGCATAGGTCAGGAACCACGTCACGGTCCAATAGGAACGACAGAGAGCCATTCACGGCTGCGATCTGTCCGGTTAGCTCCTTATAGGTATCTTCAAGGCTAGGCCCGCCCCCGGCTACGCTAAGCTCCAAAGCGTGGGGTTGGCACCTTGTAACGACCGGCAAGTTCCTTGCGATAGACGAGCGCATGTTTTCGTGCAGCTGCTCTGGTTTAATCGCTGGAATAAGGGTGAATTTGAAATTCAGAATTTCGTCCGCTGGCTCAACTGTTTGCACAATCCACCTTGGGTTGGAGAAATGGGGGCGGGAGTTTATTCCCGCCCCCAGAGTTGTTAGTTCGACAGAACGACGCGGTTAAGCGTGAACGGCCGATTGATGTTGTAGGTATCGAGGAAGGTACCCACGACATGCACAGTGGTCGTCTTGCGGGCATTAAGCACCGAATCGCCAATCACTGACGCATCATCCACCGAACCGGCAGTGGCGGTGAGCCACAGGAAGCCGGTAGAGTGAGTGATCGAGGTCAGGCCGAGAGCCTGAGCCACGCCGTTAATCTGATACCAGCCATAGGAAGTCGTGGTGGTGTTGGTGGACATGGAAACGGCAAGCGGATAGTTGCCGTTAGCGACCGCCAGCACCGACGTGCCCAGCGCGGGAGAGTAGCCTACCCAAGAGCCGACTGCCGTAGAGGCAACGCCCTTAAGATAGATAAACTCGCCTTCGCCATAGGTGGGGTCGGCCGCTTTGATGATCGTGCCAAGCGGTTGGTTCTGCGTGGTGCTCTTCTGGTTGATCGCCTGAGCACCCACCACAGGGCTAGTGAGATTATAAGCCATGTAAGTTTTCCTTTCGTGTGGTGACTACGCGCAGACGACGCCCTGCAGGATGCGGTTGCTAACTGTCATGTTTCCCTTCCAGTAGATCGGGACGACAGTGCCGTCTTGGTTCACAGACGACTTCTCGTCGAGGGTGACGAAGTTGAAGTCGCTATGGGGACGGAAGTGCAAGTAGTCGCTATTCAACGCGTACATGTGGTTTGCCGGCGCGGAGGAGTCGAAAAACACGTCCGCAACGCCGCCCCAAAACTTCAGGGAGGCAAAGCCAGCACCGGCCGTATCGGCGCTCTGGAAGCGCTGATTAGCCTGGAGGCTTTCCAGGTAATACGAGAAGTAGGTCGTATCACCCACGAACATATCCGGCCTATCGCGGCCACGAGTGGCGTTGATATAGACCGTGTTCATGGCGTGCTGGATCGTGGTCGAAGACGCCGTGACCGAGTTCGTGGAAAAATCGTAGAACTGATTTCTCCACCAGGTCTGAGTGTCCTGCGCAATGCCGCCAGGTGAGCTGGAAGCGGTCGGCAAGTCGGCGACAAGAAGCTGAAGGCCGCCAATCGTCTTGGAACTAAACTCAGTGCCAAGCGCAAACAGGCCGTCGGCAACGGTGTTCTGCATGGTCTTTTCCGCAACTGAAATGCGGGACTTGACCAGGTTAAACACAGCTTCCTTAGTGCCGCTGTTCTGGGCTTTCTCAAGTCCAGAGATAACAACATTACAGTTTAACTCTTTCCAGCTGAACGAAGCCGAAGTCAAAACGTCTGACTGCGACACGTCCAAAACTTCGAGGCCGGAATACCATTTTACGGTCGAGTTCTGGGCATACATAAGGTTTTCAAGCAACGTGGCGCCGCCAGGAGCGGGGTCCGCATTGCCCTTCGACTTCATGCGCTCAAGCAAGGGGTTGTGAGTGAGGACGTTATCGCTCATCTGCGAGCGATAGTTATTAAGCGTGGTGGTGACGATTTCGGTATAGGTACTCGACGGGATCGCCATTGATCCGTCCTTTCATGGATTATCTAGGCGCTGATACCGCCCATTGCACCACGAAGGGCATCCGTAAGAGTTTTTGGCTTGTTCCTCAGTCCGCTAGTTGGGGCGTTTGGCTTGATTGCCGGGGATGCCCGGCGAGCCTTTTCAACGTCCTGTTGCTTGCGCTGCTCGGCCTTCGCCCGCGCCAACTCAGAATCCATGACATTCTTTCTTAGGCTCGGCTCGGCATAGATTGCCGTCTCATAAGCCTGAGCGAGACGATCGCTAATGTCGGGGATATTCTTGATGGTCGGATGGGAGGCGCAGAGTTGCGCGATTACTTCTTTCACCTGATCGAAGTAGGGATGGGCGGGGGAACCGGCCTCATCGGTGGCATCGCGGAATTTCGCAATGACATCGCCGGCAGATGCCAAGCGGCCTTCATACTCAGTGGCCGCTTGCTGTTGCTGGTATCTCTCTCGGGCTGCCTCGCGCTGCTGGAGCGTTTGCACAGTCGCCTGGAGCTGTTGGAGTTGCGGGTCGATCTGGGGAGGCTGATATGCCTGCCCGTCCTGTCCCGCTGCGAAATATTCAGGGAACGCCTGTCGAGGGTCGATCCGCGCTTGCGTCATTACCCATCGGACATAACCGGCCGGGTCTTTCGTCGCGTAGTCGTTGAGCTTCAGCAGATGGTTGATGCCATCCACCTCGTTCATTCCGACTTGGCGAAGCTGTTCCCGGTGGTCGTCACGGATGAGAGATTTTACGCTCTGTGCGAATTTCCTATCCTCGGCTAGTTCCGTCGATTTCCTGGTGAAGCCCGCCTCCAAGTGCTTGGAACGCTCTAAAAGAAGCTTCTGCGCCTCGGCGGGCAGTTTACCGAACGCATCTCGCGTAGCGGCGTCCCAGTGTGCCGGAGGAGACATTGCCGGGGTTGCAGGCTTGGCGGCGGTCTTGGTTGCTTCTGCCTCTCTGGCAAAGCGGCCTTTCTCGTCGCGTAGGCGCTGCGCTTTTTCCTCGGCCGTCTCATTCAGCGCGGGGGCGCTATCTAGAGGGGCATCTTCGGTAGTGGAATCTTCGACCGGCTCAATAGGTTCGGGGTCAAACACCCCTTTGGCGAATGAGTTGTCGTCTGGCGCAATGTCTCCGATAGCCGCATCGAAGGCTTGCGAAAGAGCGTCCGCCTTACCGGCATTGCCCGCTTCCGGGCCGCTCACGGTATTCTGTAATGCCATAGTGTTGCAGTCTCCTAAAACCGCGTCTGGCTAGGGCCGACTGCGGAGGATTTCGGGGGTAGGTTCTCCCTTGGGCGTGAGCTATCCGGAATTCCCGGATAGTTGGCCCTTAGTGAGTGGTGGACTGGTTAGACAAACGGGCACTTGTCTTCGACGGTCACAGTAGCGCCGCCGTCAGTTACAACGCGGGTATTGTAGACGCCGGATGAGGTGCCGCCGCCCGTTACATGCACCTGGACGCGCCGGCCGGTGCCGATCACGCGCGAATTGGTGGCTGATACCGTGCCTAGAGCGGCCGATCCAGCCACCGGGACGCATGTGGCGAGTTCAATTCCCGACTTGTAAATCCGCGCTGCAAGTGCCATTATAATAATCCCTATATTTGAGACGACATGAGGACCGCACGATGTTGACGGCAGCCCGACTTAAGGAACTTTTGTCCTACGATATCGACACTGGCGTTTTCACTTGCCTCGTATCGAGGGCGCCAGCGAGGGCCGGGCAGCCTACTGGGTGCCTCAACACGCTAGGGTACACGGTCATTGGTGTAGACCGAAGGCTGTACTTGGCTCATCGCCTTGCCTGGCTGTATGTGCACGGCAATTGGCCCAATGGAGTAATTGACCACTTAAACGGCAAAAGGTCAGACAACCGACTAGCTAACCTTCAGGATGGGACCCAGAAAGACAACGTTCAGAATCCAAACAACCGCCCCAAGGAGAACCAACACGGCGCTACTGGGGTTTCCCGAGACCGCAGGACTGGGCGATGGGCGGCGACCATCCGCCGGGATGGCAAGAGATACTTCTTGGGGTCTTTTGGAAGCATGCAAGAGGCTGGAGCGGCGTTCGGTGAGGCCGACGCAAAGCTAAGGGCCGGTATAGCCTTACCCCGTACTGATGCTACATTGCGCCGGCGTAGCGATAACATAAGCGGGTTCAGGGGCGTCTATTGGGATAAGCAAAGGAAGCGATGGCGGGCCCGGATAACGGTCAGCGGAAAGAAAACCCACATTGGCCTTTTTGATACGCCAGAATCTGCCCATGCCGCCTATTGCGAGGCCCGAAAGCAGTTGCTCGGTTAAAACTGCACCTCTTGAACGGTCTGCCGATAAGCATTCTCAAGCGCGCGCTCATTGAGCGGGTTCTGGCGCTTCTGGGCAACGTCGTAATCTCTTTGCTTTAGATCGTTACCGATCTGGACGACGTTGTGCTTTTTCTCATGTTCACGAAGGGCTGAGCGGGAGCCGACTTCCTTGCCGTCAAGCGGGGAGATGAACGCCTTAATGTCCGGCATGACCGTGGGGGCACTGCCCTTCTCAGACTTGCGGCGCCAATATTCGTCGGCCTCAAGTACCGACTGACTAGCCTCGTCCCAAATCCACCTTCCGCCGATATTGCTCATTGCTGCATCCATTTTACGATAGGCAGCGAGACGGCGGCTACCTTAGCCGTCAGTTCTCGCTTGGCCTTCTTGATGGCCCGAATAAGGGCCTTGTGAGCGCGGGTCATTAGGTGCGGTAAACAATCGTGATGTCGTCCGCAGCGCCGGTTAGGATGGTGATCCCGTTGGCCATGTCGGCCCCATAGGGGAGGACGTACTGATTTTGTAGCAATGTGGCGGGATGCGTGATCGTGCCGACCTTAGTCCCGCTCGCGGCGCTCGCATTGTCGTAGATCGTAATGACGCCGTTTACGAGGGCCTTGTTGCAGACGATGGCAACCAAAGTGGCCGGGGCTGCCGCAACAACCGTCGTGGTGGCGCTGGCGATGTTGGTGTATTTATTGCCGCCGGGATATGAGGTCGTCGGGTTAAATGTCGGCATGTGGGTATCCTTAAGCCATGAGGAGGATTAAAACGTCCTCCTCGTCCTGTTCCATTTCTCGAATTAGCCGCGCCCGCTCTTGAGCAAGCCTCGACCGAGCGGCAATCGCCGCAATGATTTCCTGCGCCCTAGCGAGATCGAGGGCATTGGACCAATCCACCCTTGGGGCTGCAATGGCCCTGGGAGCCGTTACGGTGGCCTTCGCCTCTTGCGGGGCATCCGTAGCCGGAACGCCAAAGGATCGCTCGTAAGCCGCCTCTAGGGCCTTGGTTAGCTTAGCGGATAGTTCTACTCGCCTATCCTCGCGGGCCTTGAAGGCTTTCTCGGCTTGGCGGCGGAGGCGCTTGATCTCACCATCGGATACATAATCCGCGCCGTCGTGTGTGTCGGCGACGGCCGCCAGGGCCGGGACAAACGCCGTTGCCAATGGTAACTGGGAGAACGAGCCTGAACCAAACATCAGCCCGTCTCCGTTGCGTTATTTACGGCGTGGCAATGGCGTCTAGAAGGCTCTGGAAGGCCTGAGCCGCCCCATCGTGCGCGTTGGCCTGGGCCTGCTGCTGGGCTTGGGCGATGCGATGCTCCTGAATGCGGGCCTTCAGCCACTCAGCCGAGCCGGGCTTGGGCGTCTTTTCGGCATCCATAGAAATATGCTCCATTTCTTCAGACATAAACGCTCCTAGGTTGCGGTGAATGTGGCAGGCGGGGCAACGGCAGCTTGAGCCGCCTTAGTCTCGTAGCTAATGACTGCCTGACGCGTGTCCTCGATCACTTGCTTGGCCCAATAGAGCAAGACCTGAGCGCGGGTCGCGGTGCCATTGTACCACAGGCGTGCGGCTGATCTCTAGTCGGACAGCGCTCATATTTAGCCCTTGGCTACCGCGTCGATAGCCTGCTCTACAGCCGAACGCTTGCCGACGGGGATGGCCGCCAGGAACTCAGCCTTCTTCGCCCCGACCGTGTCGAATTGCTTGGCGTAGCTCGCAGCGGCATTCGCCATGACGAACTGAACGTATTCTTCGTCGGTTTCCAGCCGCGCCGGGTCAACGACGACATTCCCGTCCTCGTCCTTCGTGTCGGGGAACATCGAGGCGTTGTTGCTCTCGCGTGCGGCGGTGATGCCTGCGAGGTGGGCGGGGTCGACGATGGTGACGGTAAACTTGGTCATGTGGAGGCTCCCGCTCCCTTGAGCGACTTGACGGCGGCTTTTGCGGCGAAGGCGTTGATGCGCTGCTGGTCGAAGGTGATGTCGAGGGTTTGCATGGGGTCTCCCGTTACCACGCCGGAATGTAGCGAGTGGTGCCGTTGTCGTTGATGCCGATCCACTTGGTCGGGTTGCCAGCGGCAGGGGCATTCAATATGGTTCCGGAACCCGCGCCTGCGCCATCAGTAAGCGCTGTAGATGTGGTCAAGAATACTGCACCTCCAGCAGTTGTGACACCAGCACTTAGGTATATTCGTCTCGGCCTCGTCGCGCCGCTTGCGCCGATGTCGTAGGTGTTGTCGGCCTGAGCGAGAAGATTACCGCTGCCGTTGACGCTCCATCGTCCAGTACCGTTTGTGGTGATATTAAAGCTGTTATTTACCAGAGTGCCAACGGAAAGGGATCGCGCCGCGCCAGTTCCTGCCGCATTTTGGTAGATAGTGGTTCCACTGGCACCCGCCGCTATTTCTAGCCGCTCGTAGTTGCCGGCATCCGTGTACGTGTTGTAAACCCGCAAAGTCTGAGCATTCGCCCCGTTGCGCTGGGCGGACGTGTTGGCGGCGTCGCGGAAGAGGGATAGATCAATAGAGCCATACCAAAGCGCAGTGGACGACCACTTAACACCAGCGCTGGAGCCAAGTTGCAATCCAGACACTGACACCATCGCAATGGAGTTATTCGAGCTATCGAAGAACCCAGCATTCGATGCTGCATAACCATCGGCACGAGAGTAAAACTGCGTCACTCCGCCACTCTGCACATCAAGCAATCTCGATGCCGTGTTACTCGCCGTATTCGTGACATTCAGCAACATGCCCGTGAACGTCACCCCGGCATTGTTCCAGGTCTGCGTGGCGTTGATAACCGGGAAGCTCGCCGTCTGCGTCGCGCCGGTAAGGGTCAGGGCGGATGAGCCCACCGCTTCGTTGAGCAGCGTGCTCCCCGTCACCGCCAGCGCGCTAGCGCCGATGGTTGCGCCGCCGATGGCAACCTGAGTAACTGTCTGCAAGGCAGTAAACGTATTCCCAGAGGCAAGAAGGGCGACCTCGCCGATCCCGGCGAACTTCTCAGCCGGAACACCGACAAAGATATTGCGTGTGCCGGCAGCCCAATTGACCGCCGCGCCGGCATTACTTGAGGCGAGGACGGCTGTGCGGGCTAGGGTAGTCCCGGCGGAGGTATAGGTGCCAGTGCCGACTTCCCAATTGGTGCCGTCTTCAGCGACGTAATAACAGGTGTTGGTATCCCCGATGGCGGAGAATGACTGATAGCCCGTTACCGCGCCGGCAAGCGTGTAGGTGCCCGTTCCGGTCGTGGTAGAGGTCTCTTTGACGCGATTCTTGTGGGTAAGCGCCATTTATTGCATCCCCACCAGCTTGCCGTCCGGCCCGCGCACAACGCTATGGATCACGCCGGCCTTGCGGATGCCGGCCGCCTTGCCTTGGCCGTCGCGAATGATCTCAACCGGCGCGTCAGCGGCCGCAGCCATTGAATTAACCGCGCCGGCCACCTGTTGAACCTCACCGTCGATCTTGGCGACTTCCTGAGCCACCATCTCAATGCGCTGGCCTAGCTGCATCTGAGCGTCAAGCATGGCCTGCTGGCCCTGAATGCTCATGGCGGCGAACTCTTGCACCGTCTGGCCGATCTGCTCGATAGCCGAGGGGCCACCCAATTCACCAGGTTGCATTCCCTCGGTAGCGAGTTGCTTATTATGCCCAGCAATAGACAGGCCCATATCCATTTGCTTGGCCTTGTCGGCTTGCTGTATCTTCATCTGCTCAACCGCCATAGTGTCGGAATGAGCGCCCTTCATATGTTCCAGCTTGGCGGCCTCGGTGGCTGCTTGCGCCTGCGCTTTTTCGCGTTCGATTTGGAGGCGAGCGGCCTTGTCTTGAGCGTCAAGCTGGATTGATTGCTGCTTGTGGCCGGTGTCGGCTTGCAGCATTTGTTGTTTATGGGCCATTTCGGCCTGATGCTTCTGCGCCTCAAACGCCAGACGCGCCTGTTCGGCTTCGGCCTTGCCCGCATTGGGGTCGGGCGGAGGCTGGGGCTTGGGAGGCGGGTGCTTGGACAATTCATCGAACGCAGTCTCGACGCCCTCTTCCAGCGCCTTGCCGGGCCTGAATGAGCGCATCGTGAACAGAGTGACTTCCTTGATGAGCGGCAACATGGCGGGCGCGGACATCATCGCCTGATAGGCCCCGGCTAGCGCCTTCTCCATTGCGCCGACGAACTCTAGGCGCGCCGCCTTCTCGGCTTCCGCATCCACCGCCATCGTGGAATCGGTCTCAATATCAACCCGATAGCCGCGCAGCTTGTCCGAGCGTAAAATCTCAATAACCTGTTCCCAGGTCGGGCCATGGGCGCGCTTAAGCTCCTCGGCATTGTCCTCTGGGGCAGTCGGCAGCGGCCCTGTGGGGGGCGCGCTCGATAGGCGCATGTTCCCGCCAGCCACGGGCAGGATCGAGCGGGAATCGCTTGTGGCGCCCTGTGGGCCGCCTTGCATAGCGTTTGGGCCGCCTTGCATAGCGTTCTGATCTTGTCCGCCATCAGCAGGCATACCCGGCGCCATATCGCCGCCAGCGGGCATCTGTGGGGAAGCGGGCGAGGTGGCCAGCTTGACCTTGAGCGCCTGCTGTTCCTCCATCGTCGGCAAATCAATGCCGGTTATGTCGGCCAATGTCTCCTGCGTGAAATGCTCGCAGATGATCTCGGCCATGATCCGATAAAGATCGCGGATGAATTTCTGCACATGCGCTTGACGGCGCTGCATACGCATCGAGCCGAACTGCGCCTTGATCTGCTGCGCGCCCTTGGTTTCGGTCGGGTCGGTAGACCCTCGCATGATGTCGGAGATGCCAGTGACGTTATAGATTTCCTGCACCAACGCCTGCCGCTGGGCCTGAAGCTGGGCAATGATCGGCGGAATACGGTCGATCGGCACAAAGCCTATGGCCGCGTCAATGCCGCCCTTCTCTCGCAATTGAGCGAAATTTTCATGCGGAAGAAGTGTCCCGTCTTCTGCGTTCTCCAGCCCCTTGAGGGACGATCCGTCCTTGTCAATCGTCGCATCGTAAATGCCGCGCCAGCGCAACTGCTCCAACAGCCGCGCAATGCGGGTCGTGATGTTGTCCAGCTCGCTCGCCTGATCCTGATATTGCAGGAACTCCGGGATCGGCTGCATTGTGTCGGTCGTAGTGACCGAATAAAGAGGCTCTGGGCACGGAAAGAAATTCTCTAGCCCCAGAGGGTCTTTGTCGGCTTGGAGGATATTCTCATACCCTCGCCCGACGTAGAGCCTTTCTTTGCCCTTCCGTGCCCAGATTTCCCAAATCTCTACGAAATTGCCGTCCTGGCTATCGTCGTCCAGGCTCTTTAGCCCGTAGCTGGTGATCGCCTCCTCAGCGTCGGGGAACCTGGCTTCGAATTCGTCCTTCGGCATCGCATGGCGGCGGGCAACCCATGGAATGTCCTTCCAAATCCGGGCCAGTCCGTGAGTGAAGTCCTCCCAATAGACGTATTCCACGCAAAGCTTCTGCCCGGTGATCTGCGCCTCGGGCGGCTCGGTCGCGTCGTCGTCTGTTGGCTCGTCGTCGTCTTCCGAGGGCGGCTCGCTTTCGCCGATCTCCTCGATCTGGGGATCATAGGAAACCCAAGCGATGCCGCGTCCCGGCAGCAGCATATCGGCGACGGCCGCATCTAACGCCGCGTCAACGTCATAGGCATCGATGCAGTAGCTCTCCGAACGCTCGATTATCTCGGCAGCCACTCTTGCGGTGCCGTTGTCCCTCGAGGCGTCCGCCCAGCGCCTGCGAACGTCGGGCTTGGGAGTGCGCGCGTAAAGCCCAGACTTGAGAATTTCCGTATTCGACCAGAGAATATTCACCTTGCGCTGAACGGAGCTTTCCGACCGCTCGTCGCGGTAGCGCCGGATGACTTTCTTGCCCTTCTCACGCCACTTTTCCTCGCGCTTGAGGGCCTTGTCGATCTCGCTTAGCCACGGCTGCGCCGCGCGCGTCCCGTCCAGCGATGGGGCGTCGTCGGCTTCTGCCATGTGGTATCCTTAGTCGGTCAGGCTCTTGGCCCACTCCGGTATGCGCCTGATGGGGAACGTATCCACCCCCGACGCATTGTCGAAATCACGCATTTTGCGCTGCATTTTCTCAACGCCGCGAATAACAATCTGCCGCGCTCGCTCGGTGCTGACACCGAACAGCCCGCCCAACTCAACGAAGTTTAGCGGTTGGCACCGGATGCCATAATACAGCGCCACCGCCACAGCTTCGCGCGGCTTGATATGCTGAATCAGCGCAGCAAGGGTTAGCTCGTCCTCCGCCGACCCTATCGGATCAGTGCCGATGATGCCCATTAGTGCGTTGTCGCGGTATCCTGCCCGGAGGCCTGCTTGATGAGCCACTTCTGTAGCCCAAGCGCCCTGGCCATCTCACGGGGCAGCCCGTCCACCATATCTGAATGCAGGCACCAGATGGCGCCCTCCTCCCCGCCGTCTGGGTCGTCCCTGGTCTGGAGCTTGCTTAGCTCGATCGTGACGTCGTAGCCTTTGAGCCTCCAGAATTTCTTGATCGTGCTGCCCAAGCGGGTTGCGCCCTTCTTGGATAGCGAGGGGTCTGTGTTAGTCGGTGCTCCTGACATGTTTGCTCCTATATCCTACCTTGTGCCCTCGCCCTACTCCGTGACGATTGCTCCGCTAGTTCTCGCAAGGTTGGCATCCGAACGTCAACCTTGAACGGCTCCTCAACCAACGATGCCCTGCCTGGTATCATTCTGTCAAGTAGCTGTCCAATTAATCCCAAGGCGTCCACTTGGTCGTCGTGCTTGCCGCTTGGGAAATTCAGCAGTTCCCGCTGGAACTCCGCCACCCACGGTGCATTGGCGGGGCAATACAGCCCCTCCATCGCCATGCGGCCTCGGATCGACTGAGCGCGAACCGCTTTGTCTCCCCTGGTGGGGAATTGCTCCCGGTGGCAGTAGGCGCCGCGATCTCGCATGGTGCGAACTAAGAAAGGCCCGACCGATCCTTTGATCTGGCCGGACTCCTCCGCCCAAGCCAAGGGCTTGTATTTCAGCACTAGGTCGCAAAAGCTCTCGACCCATTCATCAGACGCAGCTTGTTTGCGCCACAAATCCAACAGGTACAGACGACCAGTGGGGTCCATGCCGATAACGACATGAGCCGTGTAGTCCCCGCCACCCTCCGTCACGGCATAGTCTGACCCGCCGTAGACCCGCATTTCAGATAATGGCGGCGCCGTCGTGTAGGTGCGGAACCAATCCGACTTGAAATAATCGCCCTCGTCCGGCGTTGGCTTCTGTTGGTATAGAGCCGACCAATAACGGGGCAGCGTGTTAGCCCTGATGCGTTCCAATGCCTCGATGGGGTAGGCCTCAGGCCACAGCGCCTTACCGTCCTCGGAGATAGCCGGAAGCTCAACCACCTCCCACTTATCGCCCCCTGCCGCCTGTTGGGCTAAGAGGCGGCCCGACAGGTCGTCCTCATGCATTCGGTGATTGATTAGGACGATCCCGCCGCCCGGCTGTAGCCGATTGTAGGCCGTGCCCGTGTACCAGTTCCAGACGTTGTTGCGCGTCGTCTCCGACATCGCCTCTTGCATGTTGGCGTAAGGATCATCGATCAACATTAGATCGGCGCCACGGCCCATGAGCTGCCCGCCCACGCCGACTGAGTAATAAACCCCGCCGTCCTGAGTGTGCCATTTATTCTTGGCCTGGCTGTCCTCCGCCAACTTGGTGTCGAACAGCGCCGCGTATTCCTCGCTCGTCATCAGGTTTCTGACCTCGCGGCCAAAATCCGACGCAAAGTCCGCGCTCGCCGAAACAGAAATCAATTGCTTGGTCGGGTTCCGCCCCAGGTAGAACGCCGGGAGACGCCTTGACGCCAATTCGCTCTTGCCGTGCCTTGGTGGCAGCAGCAGCATTAGGCGATCGATCTCGCCCCGCTCAACGCGTTCTAGGTGGAAGGCGATGGCCTGATGGTGCGCGCCCGTCTTGTAGCGGTCGAACGTGTACTCAGTGAACCGGACCAGATTCTGCCGGGCCGCTCTCCGACGCAGCAACTCCCTCGCCGCGTCCTGTGGCGATGGTTGTAAGCTCGACATCGCTGACCTGTGCTAGTGATCGCTGGATATTGCTATTGATCGTCGCTACCGGCTTGCCAAAGCCCCGGTCCAGCAATGCCGAGGCGGCGGAAACCCTTGCCCCCTCCTGTTTGCCGGTCCGGGCGATCTCAACGAGCGCCTGAATAGCGTCAGAGGCGTGGGTGCGGGCTAGGGCCACCAGATCGGCCACCACCTTCGGGCGACCGTTGGGGTTGCCGCTCTGCCCCTTTTTGAAGGGCTTCAGGTTGGCCGAGTTATCTACCTTGGCGCCCACTGTAGCCTCACTGTTACCAACGAGCCGCATTTCTCATGCCTGCGGTTCTCTAAGGCTGGCATGCTAGCTCCTCATTGCCGCGTAGAGCGCCCGTGCCACGATTTCCTTGCTGGCCTCGTCTATCGCCCCGGATCGCTTGCCTTCACGTATTGCAGCCCTTACGGCCTCGTCGGCTTGTCGATTAAGGCTCGCTTGGGAATGGGCGCGCCTTGCAGCGATCATAGCCCCGTCCGCCGTCTCATGCATGGGCGCCGGGACTGTCCATACAGGGAGGCACTGGTAGCTCACGATTTTGTGATCCGATTGCGATTGACATATAGGGCAAGGCGCCCTATCTTGAGAATGTAGCAACAAGGAGACACGAACATGAACACCAATCTCACCACCCTCGCCGCAGCCATTAAAAATGCCGCAAACCTTCGTGACCTTCTGGCCTCACTGCGAGAGTTCGAGGACGCACTACCGCCCCGCGATGAATACGGCTATACCGACACCACCGCAGAAGAGGCCCTCGGCCGCCTCGGTGTTGACCTCTGCGAGCTGCCTTCATGGGGCGCTTGGCCCCACGACACACAGGGCGTGTGGTCCTGGTCCCCGACCGAAACCCTGGAAGGCAGCGGCCCGTTTAGCGACTGGGTGATTTCCCCGCGCTCCGACATCGGAGGCAACGCATGACCCCCGCTGAATACCGATCCACACTCTCCCGCCTCGGCCTATCTCAGGTCGCGGCGGCGAGGGTGATGGGGATTGACCCCCGAACCTCACGCCGCTATGCCCTCGGGGAAACGCCAATCCCCAAAATCGTGGAAAACCTACTCGACATCCTACGAGCGCAGCCTATTCACGACCTCGCGCCAAGCGTCGGCCCATGAACGGGTCGCGGAAACCGACGCTTTCTCGATTTCGTCTATAACACTCCGTGTGGGGTCGGCTTTGGGCTGAGGAGCGGATACACCGCGAAACCACCCCGCCCAAAACTCCGACAGGAGCTTAGCCGGGTCCATGCTATTCGGTTCCGTTAGGCTCGCCGCCCATAGGCTCGTCGCTGTTGGACTTGCTGGGGTTATTGGCCTGACCGGGGTTCGGTCCGGGGACAGTCGGCGCCTTGGTATTGTCGCCAGGCAAGGGCGAAATCGGACCGAAGTCCTCGCCGGACTTGCTAGGGTTATTCTCTTGGCCTGGATTAGTTCCCATGGTCGTTCTCCTGTTGAATTAGCAGCGTTTTCCGCCGCCGCTACCCTTTTTCGTCGTCTTCTTCATATCAATCACCCTCGATCTGGTCCACAACGTACAAACGGCGGTTTTCGTCAATGATCGAACCCACTCGGCTCAACAAGTCGAAATGGTGGATAGTACCCTCTTCCAGCGTCGACCGGAAACAGAATGTTCCGTCTCGCCCGACAGAAACAACGACGCATCCTACCGGGTCGCCCACCCCGCTGAGTGTTTCACTCAAGCACTCCCGCGCCATCGTGCGGATGAACTTCTTCCGAGGCCTTGGCGGCAGCTTTACTACCTCACCCATCGGCCCCTCTAAATCAAACGCCACGTTACCTAGATATTAGGGACCGGAGGCGGCTCGTGCCTCTAGGCCAATTCGGAGTGCTTCCAATGGGTCAGGATCAGCCGCTAGCAGCAGCAAGTGCTTCACGCCTAGAGATCGCCCCGCCATCGGGAGAACTAATTCGGTTTGAGTTTCAGTCGAAGGACGGACAAAGGCTCGTTGTCGACCTAAGCCTTCCGGATGCGATGCAGGCATATCAGACGCTGCATTCATAGGTTCGGCCCACCATCTTAACGCGACCAAAGGAACCGGCTTGGCAAGCCGACATGCCGGAGGCTGCATACCTCGCCAAAACCAAAGAGGCCCCAGATGGGATACCCCGATTGGATAAGGAGCCAACGAGGCTACCAGAAGCGGTCACGAACGCAGACGGTGGGCCGGTACATTTGCGAACGGCGGCTTATCCGAAGGGGCTGAAGATAACCCAGCCGCTTCCAATACCGCCGCCGCCATCAGTCGGGAGATAAACGGAGCAACGTCGAACTGTCGCTCAAGCGCCCATGCGCCTTCCATTATCTGCGCAGCAGTCAGCCCTTCAGGGACCCACACGCCGCGACCCTTGTAAACTTGCCCCGTTCCGGGCTGATGCTCTGACATTGGCCGCTCTATTTGTTTGGCGCAAGACGCCAGAATACCTATCTGACATAAATCAGAATCAATGTCAAGTGATTTATCGCCCTACCGGGGTTTGAATTTTCAGCATCCTAGCCAGAGCGTTGCAGCCTATGCGTATCTCTGGGACCATTATCGGGTTGCTGCGGGCAAGGGCGAGGGCCATAACATGATCGTCTGCGATGGCTTGGTCTAGCGCGTATCTAGCCAAAGCCTCGCCGCAGTCCCGCAAGCACCGCCACGCCCGATTGGCCGCTTCGGTGGCCGCCCGGCATTTGGCGACGTATTCAGGGGAAGTCCCATCGTCGCTATCGTGTCCGCCCCTGGATCGGTTTAGGTCGCCCGGAGACGGATAGCCCTTGGCGAGAATAGCCCGATTGGCGGCCTGCACGATTTCCTCATAGCGCATAGCAGCTTGGAGCTGGTGCAAAACGATATATTCCCCAAGGTATAGCCGGCCCATAAGCGACCCGGCCTCTACGCGGTCGGACTGCTCACGAGATAGGCCGAACACCCGGCCCCTAGCCGCCAATACCACGATCTTAGCGTCCTCCTCGGCTTCCCTGGATGGCTTTCTCTGGGGCCGTCCGTTTGGCTCACGAGGGGCAAGCCTTTTGCGTCGTGTTTTCGCCAATTCCCAGCCCCGCCTGTGCTGTAGTTACAATGTCGGTACTTCTAAGTCATTGACATCAAAAAGGTATTCCGTCGTCCAGGTCGTCGTCCGCAATCGACTTACGCGCGCCCGAAGCCTTCGCGTATCCCCCCGCTGGGTTGGCTGGCGGATAAATGCTGCCCTCCGGCTCCCGCTCACGCTCACCGCTAGGCTTGCCATCCAGCATGGTCAACACCGAATTGAAGCCCTGCAACACGATCTCGGTGGAGTATTTGTCAGCGCCGTCCTTGTCCTGCCATTTGCGGGTTTGGATTTGGCCCTCCAGGTAAACCTTTGAGCCCTTCTTCAGGTATTGCTCGGCGACCTTAGCCAGCGGCTCCGAGAATATCGAAACCTTATGGAACTCCGCCCGCTCTTTCCGCTCGCCGGTTGTTTTGTCTTTCCAGCTTTCGTTGGTGGCAACGCGGAGATTTGCTATAGCCCGTCCGTCAGCCGTCCGTCTAATCTCAGGATCGGCAACTAGCGCCCCGAGTATGATACACTTATTGACGCTGCTCATGCTACTTGCTCCTTTTGGTCCTGCAAAATCCTAGCGAGACTTGGGCTGATATTGCTGCCAGCCATCCCGTGCGCCTCGCATTCCGCATCGAACGATTGCTTGTTTGCGCGGTCCATGAGTTCACGGCTAATGGCCTTTTCCTTGGATTTAGCCGAAACCGCCGTCGCCTTCAACTCGGCCGCTAGCGCGTCAAACCCAGACCCGATCTTGTCCCGAACTGACACGGCATCAGCCTGTGGCGCCTTGCCGTCCAGAAATTGCTTTAGCGTCCGCCGCTCCTCGGCAACCGGCCCAAGCTCAGTCGCGGCCGCTTGGTAAAGCTCATCCACGGACGGGGGCCATCCAGGGTGCTGGTTCTGACACCGGCCCTGCGTCCACCGGATAGCGGCAGCCCTGATCGCCCAAACCGGGAGGCCCTCAAGAACCCCCACAAACCCCGCAACAGCATCGGCTGGCGAGGCGTAGGCCGCTTTGTTGCCGTAGGTGGCCATCAACTCAGACACGATCGCCGCGACCTCAATTCGATCATCCTGCCCGGAGCGCATGGAGAAATCCAACTCCCGGAGGCGGCGCTGGGCGGCCTCAACGATACGCGGCGGCTTGTCCGAAACCTCTGACGGACCGCCATCATCGGGGCGAAAAGTCGTCAGGCGCGCAATGTCCCTCAATAAGCTGGTGTCCCTCATGTCCGGGATTGAGATTGCTGACATTTTCGGCATTTCTCCTTTGCCTAAGTGCTGACGAAATCGAAGCGAAGCTCTCTGGTTTTTGCTGCCCTTGCCTTGGCCCATCCCTTGAGGCGCGGCGCACCCAGTTCCGCCAAGTCGCCTCCCAAGAAACCTTACGATGCCCCCCACTCTCCGCCCAATCCCGTATGATTTCCAGTTGCCTACCACATTCCGCCGCGCCAAGCAACTCGCTAGCGTAGCCCATTCCGGCATCGGTTGGCGTCCACCCTGTCGGCATGACGGCCGCCTGAGCTTTGGGGATAGGTTTTTTCTTGGGAAAATTGGGATCGATCGGCGCATCGCCGTCGCCCCCCGTCACTTCGGCGGGGGATCCTTCCTTTCTTTCTTCTTCTGTATCTGTATCTGTATCTGTATCTGTATAGCTGTGGTTTCGCTCAGCGTCCGTTGAGCGAACGCTGAGCGAACGCTGAGCGGACGCTCTGGCTTTGGTTGATTTGTCGAAAACACGCGCTAATTCTGCATCAATTCGGCTGTGGGTCCACTTGCCGCCAGCCTCGCTAAAGAACTCCTCTATCTCAGCCTTAACCGCAGGCCAGAGTTCCGGCGGCACCCTAGCGATGCGGCAAAGCCTAGTGTCGTCGGACGGGAGTGGCTTGCCGCGCTGCCAGTAGTTTAGGATCAGCATGAGATAGGCGCCATGCTCAATCGCCGTTAGGTGGGCCGTGTCGGCCAGGTAATCGGCAACGTAAAGCGGCATGTAGGGTAGGGCGGCCATTACACCGTCTCCAATTTCGACACCAAGTCAATTCTAGTCCCGATCCACCGCATAACGTTCACGGCCATAGAGTTCCCAAGCGCCTTGTAGCGAGGCCCGTCTGATGCTTCCTTACCTCGATATGGAACATGCGTGTAGCCATCAGGGAACCCCTGTAGGCGCTCACATTCAGTCGGCGTTAGCCTACGAACCACAAATCCGCCCCTAATGTAGCTTTGCTGTTTCATGCCAGTCCGTGCCGCTAGGACACCAACGACATCCATCTCCCTAACCTCATCGCGTGAGTTTTGTGCGAAATACACGGAGGCATAAGTTTGCCTAGTTAGCGTTGGATGTACCCCTGTGGCGTCCGGTTTCTGCTGGCTCATATTTGCTTCAAACGCAATAAGTGTTTCGCTCTCTGCGTCCATCCTCACACCGTGAACGTTTAGAGACATACTCACAGGCTCACCACAGAATCCGCTATATTGGATAGCGCCAACAGTAAGGCTGTCGGCAACTCTTTCCCCCGTTTTGCGGCGCGGCGGAGAATGCCCCGACAGGCTTTCGCGCTCAAATAGTACCGCTGCGGAACGTCGCCAGCCTCCAAGATTTCCGACAACGAACACACGCCTTCGTCTTTGAGGGACAGCCCTTCCAAACCCGTCCACTCGCACAAACTGAGCGTCCAGCACTCTGTAGCAGACGCCATACCCGCATTCGACCAGCCCCCCGATGATGGAACCAAAGTCCCGTCCTCCTGCCGAGGACAAAACTCCGGGGACGTTCTCCCAAAGAACCCACTGGGGGCGATATTGGTCAGCGATAGCAAGAAAGGTGAGGGCGAGGTTCCCCCTTGGGTCATCCATGCCTTTTCTAAGTCCTGCGACTGAGAATGATTGGCAGGGGGTTCCTCCGACGAGAACATTGACGTTTGCATCTGGCCAGTCCTTGAATTTGGTCATATCGCCAAGGTTTGGAGTGCTTGGATAATGGTGGGCAAGCACGGCGGACGGGAATTTCTCAATCTCACTAAAGCCAACAGGCTCCCATCCTAGCGGCTCCCAAGCCACAGATGCAGCCTCGATCCCAGAGCAAACAGATAGGTATTTCATGGCCCTCTCCGTTAAAATGCAGGCGGGGCAGCCTCCAGGGGAGGAGAGAACCCGTCGGAGGCAGCACGCCCGCCCCGGCCGAAGTAGCAACAAATCAGCCGTTTGCTCGATTAACCTATAACACAATCATAACGCGCGCAAACCCGCCCGCTGGTCGCGCGCGCTTCTCCCCGGCAGCGGATCGCCCATAAACCGCTGCGTCGTGGTCCGCGTGTCTGCCGGAATGGCGTCCTGCAATGCCAGGCGCTCGGCTTCGGTGATGGGCCGGTTGCGCTGCTTGGCGATTTGCATGAGCACCTCTTTCTGGCCGACCGAGACATACCCGTCGGATAGCCCGAGTGCCCGAGCTAGGACGCTCCATGAAATATCGCAGGCATTCGCTGCCTCACGGATGTTCATGCCGTCATTAACCATGGCGACGCCCTTGGCTATGAGCGGCTCTATAGCTGATTTCGTGCGCTTGGCACGGCGAGGGGCTGGCTTTCGACGTTTGGTCACGTCTCTACCTCGCAAGCCGGTGGACAAAATTATCCGGCTTAGCTCTGCGCACAAACGGCTCGTAAGCAAGCCCCATATGATAGGCGCAATAACTCTGTCCGCCCAACGGCTTATCGGCGCCGCAAAAATGGAAGCCGGCGTCTTTCGGGTCGCCTACGGGCCAGCGACAATTCCTCGGCCCCAGGTCCATGAATGACATGTTTTTGTCGCCAACGTAGGGCGCAACAATGCGCTGCGGCTTGGTGTCCGGCAGGAGCTTGACCGCGATGCCAGCGCGGTAAATTAGCACCCGTTTCTTCAGCGACTTCGTGCGCCGAACGATCCCCTCCGCATGGACCGGCGACGGCTTGTATGCCCGCTCGCCATATTGACGCTGGGTGCGAGTTTTGCGCGGCGCAAGGCTCATGCGATGCGCCATGCCGATGATGGAGTTCTTCGTCTTTCCCAGCGTCTCGCCGATCGTCTTTGTAGGCTGCCCGGAGGCCCACAATCTCCGCAAGTCGGCCTTAACGTCGTCTGTCCAATCAAGCCCTAAGTGATTTGTCATTCTTTCCCCCCAAGAAAAAATTACCGGCAACCATTATGGCGTCGGCTTGCTCCATTAGCGCCGTCCAAGTCGGGCGCCCGCCTTCCGTTTCGACCAAGAACCGCGTTCCTGCTCGGATCATCGCGGCGGCCAATATCTGAGCCCGCCCACGCTCCTCCTCAACTGCCGCACTCCACAGCGAGCAAAGGAAACTCTCCGTATCCGCGCCTATCTCTAATTCTGTCATGTTACCTCCTGTTTCCGCTTCAGGGCGTCCCAGGACGCCAAAACGTCTAGAGCCTCGTCAACACCCCTAGCGACGGCATAAACGCCCCCAGCGGCCTCCCAGGCGATTTGCGCGGCCTTCTGGGCTAGCGACTGACTGCCGCCGCGTTTTTTCATTTCTAAGCCGTGCGTCAGGCCGTTGATGATAAACACCAGGTCGGGAACCCCCGCCCGCACCCCCTCCGCCTTGAGCCGAACAGCCGTGCCGATAGCACGTTTCCCCCCATTCGGAACCGCCCACCAGAACACGCCGGGGTAGGCCGACACGCGCAAGACTTCCACAAGCGCGGCCTGGATTTGATGCTCGGACGGATGGAGTGCGGGGAGGCGGGCCATTATGCGCGCAGCCATCCGACAATGCGGCGGATGAGCGACGGCTGGGACGTGATGCCTCTAGATGCACGGCGCTTAATTGGCCGCCGCCCACGCGGACGGTTAACCGCCCGAACGTCGCCCCTTTTCCTAGCTCTGGCAATTACGGAGGCGATGCCTGATCTCCCAACCCCGGTGAGTGAGGAAATGTTATCGGTGCTCACTCCAGAGCACCAGAGGTCCAGTATTGCGTTGTTGTTAACCTTAGAGTCCTCAACGCCCCTACGTTTTCCTCTTGCGCCCCAGCCGTTGCGCTTTGCCAGCGTTCGCACATATGGAGCAGCCGTACCAAAAAGCCCCGCGATGTCGGTGCTAGAAACACCGTCCCTCCATGCCTTCTCAATTCCGGCGTAGTCCAAGTAGTAACCGCTATTCTCCACTGTCCTGCTCCTTTGGTTGCCTCACAGTTTCATACACTACCCACACGGCAATGCCAACAAGCACCGCCACGACCCATCCGCTATATACAAGCCACAGCCAAAGCCACGCGGTAACGAGCATGGCAATGCCTAAAAGGGTATAGAGCGCGATTGTTACCCGCGAAGATGGTATGCCAGCGGCCCCGGCGCGGGCTTCAGGGTTTAGAGCGGGATTGCTCTTGCCGCTGGCAATCTCTGAATTATCCATGACGATGCCCGTTCGCCGTATCGAGGTCGCACACCGGCACCGATCCCTCGAACGCCCATCGGCATTCTTGCTGGTCATCGAGCCTGGGTGTCAGTGTACCGGCGCGGATTTTCTGCTCGCGCAATGCGGCGTGGGCTATTTCGTAATTGCGGCGGCTGTCGTTGTCGAGCCAATTCGGGTCAATTGCATCGTGGTCACGCATCTGTGCTACCCCCTCCCGTAAACGTCTGGACGCCAACTAACCACGGCCATTTTACCCCGTCAACAGGTGCGCGCAAAAATAATTTTTACGAAATGGCTTTACAACCAAAAACGCGAGGAATAATGTCTTGGGAGCAACAAGAGGAGAACCTAACATGACAACCGCATTCGAACGCGCCCTTGCACAAATGACTGCCGCTTCCGCCGCCATCCCAGCTATGCGGCGCCGGGCTCTGGCCCGCGAAATCCGCCGCGAGGCTAGCGCCCTTCGCCTCAAGCCAATTGCGAGCATTGCGCGCTATCTCGGAAACTCCCCGCCGATCAGCACAGGGCGCTGCCTTGAGCGGGCCGAGCTGCTTTATAACGCACAGACGACGCTGAAGGCCGAGGGCAGCTTCGCGTATGATTTCAACCGCCTAGTGTCGATGGGCGGGATTGTGGTGGAGCTTCGCCGCCGGATGCGGGTTGCGATGGCACAGGAAGAGGCCCGCGAGCTTGAGGACGCCGGTTCACAGTTTGGGATGGGAGCTTGACCATGGCTAAGAAATTCACATCAGGCGTCGCCTTCCTTGATTATAGCAGTGACGATGACGAGACCGAAATTGATCTCATTATCACCTACACATGCACCCCGGCACAGGCGGCTAGAGGGCCGTCATACGCCAGCGGCGGGGAGCCGGCCGAGCCTGCTGAGTTGGAAATCCTCGATGTTACCTATGAGGGCGGCAGGGCGGTCTCGCCGGAGCTATATCAAAAGATCGTGGACGATCACGATATTTACTATTTTTTGGGCAAGGATTGCGATTGGGGCGTTCCGTACCGCGACCCGGACGCCGCTAGAGACGCCATGAGGGATAGGGGCTAAGCCATGAGCGACAAAATACTCGGCCTTCTGGTCGTCTCCGCCCTCGGCGCCATGCTTGCTGTGTCGCTGGGGGTTCTGGTGCTGTATCGGATCGACGCGGCTATTCTGGCGATGACGGGAGGGTGACATGGATACGCTAATCCAGCAATCGCGCAGCCGACCGGGGTTTGAGGTCGCGTATCTCATCGGATCGCTGGCGGAATTAATCGCATGGCAGGAGAGCGAGGAATCGCTCGGCTATGAAACAGCGTGGAATTTGGCTCCGCTAGGTGGCGGGCAATACTGGGCATCGCTTTACGCAAGGAGAAAAACATGAACATTCCAATGCTTGTCGCAGAATGGCAGCGCATCCGTGAGGCCATCCTAATAACCTGTCCCGACATCGACGCCGAGACGCTAACTGACACCTTGGATGGCGAAGCCGCCGCCTTAGACGCGGTTGCCTACCTGATCCGCCAAGCCCGCGAAGATGACGCCCAAGCTGATGCCGTAGCCTCCATGATAGCCGACATGCGGGTTCGCATGGCTCGCCATGAGCATCGCTCCGACACGCGTCGCAAGGCTGCGCTGGCGCTCATGCGGGCGATTGGCGTTCGGAAGATTGACCGGCCCGACATTTCAGCCAGCGTGAGAAAAAACGCCGCGAAGCTCGAAATACCGCTTGAAAGCGCCGTTCCATCGGAATACTGTGAAGTGATAACGAAGCCGGATCGGAGCAAGATCAAAGCGGCTTTGGAGAACGGCTTAGAGGCCAATTGGGCGGCCTTAGCAGAGCCGACCGAAAGCCTAACGGTGAGGACAAAATGACCGACAATCCAAATATCGCACTATGGGACGCCGTGCAGCGGACCGACCCACATCACGTCAAGCCGATAACCGGCAAGGCGTACAAGGGATCGTCTCCCAAGCCTCACTACCTGGTCCACAAGGCAACCGAGACATTCGGCCCATGCGGGATAGGATGGGGGTTCACCATTGAAAGCGAGCGGATCGAGGAAGGCGCGGGCGGCGCGAGGATGAGCTTGGCCCGTGTCCGCGTGTGGTACAAGTGGAACGGTGAGCGGGGCGAGGTTGAGCATATCGGCGGAACGCTGTTCTCTGGCCAACGCTCGGACGGTAAGGCGTTCACCGACGAGGACGCCCCCAAGAAATCCGTCACCGACGCCTTGGTTAAGGCCCTCTCAATGATCGGTTTCGCTGGCGACATCTTCATGGGCCGGTATGACGATAGCAAATACGTCGATGAGTTGCGCGACGAATTCAGGGAGCCGACCCCTAAGCCGGAAATCCCGCCTTATGTGGTGGCGTCTCAGGCATTGCAGGACGACATAGGTAGGACCGAGAGCGACAGTGAGATGGACGACGTAGTTAAGGCGGCGTCATTTAAGACGGTCCTCGATGGTCTGCCGGCCAAGGAGCGGGCAAGGGTGGCGGATGTGGCTAAGCGTCAGCGAGCGAGGTTTAGCAAGATAACCGACACAACGGCGGCTGGGTAATGTCCCGCGCCGCCATCATCATCAAGTCCGAGGACGATCGACGAAAGGCCGATGGCTGGCTACAATCGGCCGCCCTTGGGACGCGGGTTGAGTTTCGGGCGACGAAGCGGACAATTCCACAGAACTCGAAACTTTGGACATGCTTGACGGACATATCCGAACAGGTCGAGTGGTATGGGCAATATCTCGCCCCCGGCGACTGGAAAGACATATTCACGGCCAGCCTACGCCAAGCCCGCGTTGTGCCAGGCATTGATCCCGGGAGCTTTGTGCTGTTGGGATTGCATACGTCGGAGATGGATAAAGAGGAACTGGCCATGCTGATCGAATTGATTTACGCCTTCGGGACGGAGCGAGGCGTCATTTTCCACGACGCAATGGAGGCGCGATAATGGCTCAGCGCATCGTCCGCCCCGCAACGGCGTTCTCGCTCACAAGCTCCTCGAAGAAGCGCCCTCGCGAGCATAGGGAGGACCATCTGGTGTTTATCCGCTCCCTGCCCTGCCTTATCACCGGCAAGCGCCCGGTGGATGCAGCGCATATCCGCTA